CCAATATTTGGGACAGATATAATAAATATCTCCATTAATGGTGGTTGGTCTACCCTCAATCTTAATCGCATTTGAATATCCGATCCCCTCACCATATTCGGGATTATTCTTTATCTCGTTCAATTCTTTTTCAGTTAAAGCCACTGGATGACGTGAATAATTTGCTGAACATGCTCTCGCATATGTTCCTTTCAATTCACCCTTTTTAGAGTGATGTGATTTTCCAGTCGTAAACTTGAATAATTCATTGTCATATTTGGTGTTTTTAGTCAAACGATTCAAATAATAACTTCTCAAATCATATCCACCACCTCTCATTTCTTCAGAATATCCACCAAATGATTCATCATCGTCATCGCTATCCAATTCATCAAGCAAACCCATATCCATACTATCAGAACTTCCCGAATCTTCAATAGATGGGGATTCATTTGATGGCGAAAGAACTGGTTCTTCTTTTTCAGATTCTGGAACACTATAAACAAGTATATCTTCATCGGAAAAATCTAATCCTTCATCTTTTTTTTTCATCAATGATAATGTGTCTTTTTTCTTCTCAATATACTGCAGATAACAACCCATTAATGTGTTCAATAAATGAGTTATTCTTATCATTTCTCTTTTACTAGAACATCCACCAATACTAACCCTAATATGAGAGCTTCTGAATCCCTCCATAAAGATATCTACTCCTTCTTGGAAGTTTTTATATCCTTTATTATTCATTTGTTTCCATATTTCATAATTCTCTAAAGCATCTTCATCCAGAATATTGAAATTATCTGCTATTCTCCGTATTATTTCTTCTTTTTTATCTGTTTCTTGAACAATTTTTGAAATTAGTTGGAGTTTACTAGCAACACTATTATACTCATTTACTCGTTTGTAAATAACATGTATTTTTGAATCACTGACATTATCTATTCTTAAAAAGACCGATAAATTATCTATCATCTTTTCCAACACTTTCAAATCAAAGTTTTTTATATCATACTCTATTTCATAGTTCATAAGGGTTACAGAACTCTTTAATGTTTCGAAATTATCAGATATCAATTTTATATTTTCATCCAATCCAAAATATATCTTCTGTGATATTATCTTATTGTCAACAAAATTATTCATATCATTAATTATTTTACAATGATCTATTTCGTCAACTATAAATGATTGAATTATTATTTTTATTTCACCTTTATCATTTATATTTAGTTCAATGAATAATTTATCTTTATAAAATATCAAAGATATTGATCTTCTCAGGTCTAAATATCTAACCGGAAGATTAGATAATGATATAATTGTCCCCTTTGTCAAACGAATAAAATCGCTCTCAGATAAAGGATTATCAGGGTAATTCTTGTCTTTTATTTCACTCTTCAATATTTTATAATGTGAATCATCATAACTCTCCATCATCATCTTAGAAAAAAGTAAAGTATATCCATTATATTTTTCCAATTTTATATCTGTAAATATTTGACCAATATTTACAGAGTTCTCCTTCTCGGGTTTATTGTCCAATATGAATATGTTCATAAATATATTTTGAGGTATGATTATTTTATTATAAGAGTATACCTTTTCCAATATTTTCTCATTATTCTTTACTATTTTAGAGACAAGTTTGACCCTTTTAGTCAACGTTTTATCTTTTTTTTCCACGATCATCTTTTCAGATAATCCAGGCCAGTATACTCTAATCTTACCATTTATAAACGTATTATAGTTTATAACACCCTTCCATTTATCTTTACTAATATTTTTAATATCATTTGCTGCTAAATAATCTTGTAATGTTGTGTAATATATACGATTATGATGTATATAAATATTCTCTAAAGTTTTATGCATATCATAGTTTTTGACATTTATAACTGGTGTCCCGTCCGCATCTACACATTCGTTTATATATTCATCATCTTTTAAACTATATAAGTCTCTCAATGTTTCTATTTCTTCATATATGTATCCTAAAAGATTGTAATTATTTTTATCATCAAAATACCATACATGAATAAACTCGTGGGGAATTTTTTCTTTTGAAGATATTTTGTAATATATTTCCTGTATGCTATCATCTTCATATAACATAATATCTCCATTTGAGTGTTTCCCATCTTTTACACAATATATTTCATAAATATTAGGATAGTATTCTTCTATTAGTTTTTTAGACATCTATAGATTATCTTATAAAATAAATAAGAGTTTAGTCCAAGATTAGGGGCGTACTATTTATTATCAATCCACAATAATCTTCTGGTTCATCTTTGTAATTGACGGGTCTATATATTCCCAAACTTATCGCTTTCTCTAATAAAAACTTCATATTATCCCAAAATTTCTGTGTATGCCCTATTTCCTCTGTCATTATGTGTGATAATTCGTGTATAGCTACAAACATCACTATGTTCATATCTAAAAACTCATCTGTTTTAGCATTTCTAAGACACAGTGATAATTGTTCACCTTTATTGACAGAATATGCTTTATATCTCCCATTTGGACCATTTTCAGTAATGTTATTGGGATCAAAATAAGTTTTCAACTGTTCTACCCCGTGTCTTTCATTTACTTTTACACTCTCAACTAATTTTGTTAAATCTCTATTAATCTTCGATAACATATCTGCAGCCCGTTGTTTATCTGGTATTTTGCGAACCATATAATCTTTGTTATCTAGAGTAGACTTTACCATAGTATAGTTACGATTATGTGTTGTAACATTATATATTATCGCAAAAATTAAAACAGAAAAAACTATACTGAAAAAGTTTTTCATTTGTATCTTATATATATCTTAATTAGATATAAATATATTCAGTGTCTTTGTCCCGAAATTTGATTTTATAATTAAAGGATTATTTACTATATATATAGCAATATACTATGACTAATTTTCAAATCCTAGATATTCAAAGTGATGATATTATGAGTGATGATGAAGGTTCTAAAGAGTTTATTATCACTCTTTATGGAAGAACTAATGATGATAAAAAAGTTGTATACTGTTTGAAAGGATTTTATCCTTACTTTTACATCAAGGTCCCTAGTAATTGGTTGATTTCTAAATCAGTCATGTTCTCTAAAATGGAGAGACTTATTAAAGGTGAGGGCAATACATATGAATATTACTTTGAGAACTATATTAAAAGTTCTTGGAATCACGACCCAAAAATTGACCTACATTTCGATGAATGTGAAGGAACTAATGCGAGAGATTTTTACGGATTTAGATGTGACGAAAAAGGTGAATCACTCGAATACAGTTTTGTAAAAATTGTTTTCAATTCTTTCAGTGCTATGAATAAATACATTGAAGCAATTAAAGAAATGTATAGCAAGATCTCAAGAAAGTTTTCAGAGGGGAAAAAAACAGAAATAAGTCGCATAGCCCTTCAATGGTTTGAACAAGAAAAAACTGAGAATTGTGACAGTAATCTCTATGAGGCTAATATTCATCCGACCATTAGATTTATTCACAAACAAAATATAGAACCTTGTGGCTGGGTTTCCATAGATCAAGAAAATATTAATATGTATTATCATAAACTCTTTTCTTCTCACGATGCATATGAAGTTTCTTATCAGAAAGTAAAACCTCTTGAAAGGAATGATATTCACGGATTTAAGATAGCATCATTTGATTTAGAGTGCGATAGTTCACACGGTGATTTCCCTGTCGCTAAAAAGGATTGTAAGAAACTCGCCAATGATCTTTATGATAATGCTATGGGGTTTGTTGATGCTCAGTTTGATCAAGGTTCAGATGAAGAAGTTGAAGATATTGGAGCAGTAAATAAAATAACATTACTTATCGATACATCTTTAGATAAAACTGATGAAAACTCTATAGGTTCTCTCCATACCAAACAAGCAATATCTAAAGAAACACGAGAGAATGCTTCAAGAGAACTTATCAAAAATGATACTGTCAGAAATAACCTAAAATCCAAGGATAAGAAACTGAGAGATAAAACTATCAATCTTATGAATGATATTCTTAACAAATATCTTATTAACAAGGGTAATTATGTTCTCCCCGATAAGATTATTCAGATTGGGACAGTTATTCAAAAATATGGAGAGACTTATCCGGAACGCAGACATATCTTGGTTATAGGTCCCAGTGATGACACACCCAAAGATGAAATATGCGAAGATATACCCGAGGTTCAAAATCCCGTAATAGAAGTTGTCCCATGTGAGTCAGAGCTAGAGTTACTCCTTGAATGGTCCAAGTTTATCAAAGATGCTGATCCTGATTTTATCACGGGTTACAACATCTTCGGTTTTGATTTTGCATATCTCAATACCAGAATAAAAGAGTTGTGCGATTGTAAATCTAATGGATACTCTCACGGACCCAACTGTCCTGTCAAAAAGTTTTATAATATGGGTAATATTGATAGTCTTGACCCCAATTATAAAGAGCATTTCAGTAAAAAGTGTGGAGAAAAGAAACAGAACCTCAGTTCTTCGGGTTTGGGAGATAACAATTTAAACTATATAACTATGGATGGAAGAATCCTTTATGATCTTCAAAAAGAGATTCAGAAGAGTCATAACTTAGAATCATACAAACTAGATGATGTTGCGTCACATTTCATCAGGGGCAATATCTCATATATAAAATCAATGAAAAATATAACTCTATTATTAACATCAGATATAGGGAATCTTAAAGTTGGTGATTATATCTCTCTCAGATATCATAGTAACATTGGAGAGAAATTATACAATAATGGAGAGAAAATTTATATCAAAGAAATTACTATTCCAGAAGAGGAAGAAGATGATAAGATATATATGATACACGTAACAAGCAAAATAAAATATTGGTCTTCCATTAAGAAGCAGGGTGGTATCTTCAAATATGAGTGGTGTCTTAACAAGGATGATGTATCACCCAAAGATATATTTCATAAACATCAACACGGGACAGCGAGGGACAGAGCCGATATTGCGAAGTATTGTATTCAAGATTGCGAACTTTGTATAAATCTATCACTAAGTCTTGAGATTATTACGAATGGTGTCTCAATGGCTAATGTCTGTTATGTCCCTCTCTCATATATCTATCTTAGGGGTCAAGGGGCGAAGGTGTATTCAATTGTTGTGAAAGAATGTCAGAAACAGGGGGTCATGATTCCCACTCTGAAGCGGCTCACCAAACCCTATGATTACACTAAGTTCTTCTTAGAAAATGGACGAGATGAGACTAAAGAGTTACTCATTATAGAAAGATACTCCGAAAGATATACCCGAAATTACTTGAAATCTAAGAAAGATGAACTAATTGAAGATTTAGAGTATAGTAATGTGGATTTTATATCCGAAATAGAGTTTGTTGATAAATATGATGATCTAAAAGATATTATATCCTATACAGATTATCTTGTCTACGTAATCGAAAATGGAAAAGATAAAAAAGCTCGTGAAAAATATGAAGAAGAGTTGGAACCATATATTAGTGAATATGAAGAGTATAAAGAAAATAAAAAAAATGGTTATGCAAAATATACGGACAGACCTAAAAAACCTAAAGAACCGAGACAACTTCCTTACAAAGAATATCAAATGGAAGATAGACTCGATGAAATAGAAAATCCACCACCTAGAGAAGGGTATGAAGGTGCAATTGTTCTTGAACCTAAACCAGGGATATATCTTGAAGATCCTGTATCAGTCCTGGATTATGCTTCTCTATATCCATCTTCAATCATCGAAAAGAATCTCTCCCACGAGACTCTTATTGAAGATCCAAAATATTTGGAGTATGTAGATCATGAAACGATAGAGTATGATAACTACGAATATGTTGAAAAAGGAAAGAGTATCAAGAAAGTTATTAATGAAGAACAAAAAAAGGTGACATGTTATTTCAAAAAAAAGGAGGAAGGTAAACCGTTGGGTATTATCCCCACTGTACTAAATCATCTTCTAACACAAAGAAAGAGTGCGAAAAAGATGCTCAAAAATGAAACAAACGAGTTTAAGAAAAAAGTGTGGGATGGTTTACAGCTCGCATATAAAGTTACAGCTAATTCTGTTTATGGACAAATGGGAGCAAGAACGAGTCCTATTTACAAGAATAAAATTGCGGCATGCACGACTTCTATCGGTCGTAGCAGGATAGATGATGCTTCAAGAGGGGTCGTTGAGTGGGCAAAAGAGAAGGGTATCCCAGAACCCGAAGTAATCTATGGTGATACAGATTCAGTATTCGTCAAGTTTTCAAGAATGAAAGATGGAAAACTTCTTGAAGGTAAAGAAGCCTTGGAATGGTGTATCAAATGTGGAGATGAAGCGGGTCAGTGGATTACTGATAAAATTATGCATGAACCTCAGGTTTTAGAATATGAAAAAACATTTTATCCCTTCATTCTTATTTCCAAGAAAAGATATATCGGAGATAAATATGAGTTCAATCCTAATAAATGTTCCAGAACATCTATGGGGATCGTTATGAAAAGAAGAGATAATGCTCCAATTGTCAAGCATGTCTTTGGAAACATGATTGAAAAAATTATGGTTGAGAAAGATTTTGATGGAGCTTTAAAGTGGATCCAGAATACTCTTGAAGAAATTAGAGGAGGTAAACTTCATATGAATGAATATATTATCACCAAATCTTTGAGAGGATATTATAAAAATCCGAGTCAAATAGCACATAAAGTTCTTGCCGATCGGATTGCAATCAGAGATCCAGGGAATAAACCAAAAGCAAGTGATCGTATCCCCTTCGTATACTTCAAGCTTCCTAAGAATCTTACTGAAGAAGTTATACAACTTAAGAATGGTAAAACACGTATTAAAAAGAAGAAAGTTCTTCAGGGTGAGAAGATTGAACTTCCAAGTTATGTTATAGAGAAAGGTTTGGAATTAGATTTTGAACATTATATTCAGAATCAGGTTAAAAATCCTGTGAAACAAGTGTTAGAACTTAAGTATTCTGAAGATGATACTGAAAACCTTAAGAAACTCGAAGAATTATTCGCAGAGAATTAAAATATTAATGTATATAAATGAATGGTAGTCTTATGTTTGGTGGTGGTAAGGTAAAAATGGGAGATTTGACAGATGTTCATCCATTCAAGATTTTTTTAGCGATTATTCTTTTTATTACACTTAAGGTTCTCGTTGTACAGTATTCTTACAATTCAGCGGCTCCTGTGTTTATTAAGAACTTTGGAGGAGATTTGAGAGGTTTCAAGATGATCACTTTTGAACAAGCTTTGACTCTCATAATTTTTTTCATGTTCTTGTTTTAATGGATAGAAAATCTTAGATATTATTTTTATTTTATTATAAATCAATTTTGTTGATTTATTATAAAGATTATAGTTAGTAGATGATTAATTAATCATCTTTAATTCATTTAGTTCGATATATCATTTAGTTCGATATATCATTTAGTTCGATATATCATTTAGTTCGAGTATGCTAAGCCACCCATACCAGACATGATACGGAGAACATTGTAGTTCACTGCGAAGATGTTGTAGTTCACAGCCCCCGTGGTCCCGTCTGCCTCTGTGCCGTATGTAGGCGCCACACCGTGCCTCACAATAAGCTTGGCGTTATCAATGCGAGAGAAATTGCAAGTTCCTGACGGTTGATGCTCTTCGGGTTTTAATGCGAAAGAATAAACGAATACAGGCGCAGTCATTGAATCCGTCACATTTCCAGAGCGAGTGGAGTTGGTGGTGTAAACACCCTCTTTTCTCAGTGGGAGATTTGGACCCGGGACAGCACTGTGATAATCATATGGTTGTCTAAGACCAAAATATTCCTGACTTCTCTCAGAGAAACGATCATGTCCATTTAACTGAAGATTAGAGGTAAACTTTGAGGTGCTCGTGGTTGAGTCGCCCCCCATTTTCGGAATCATGCCACTGGAGGTGTTACCCATAGTCCAAATAAGTTCTTTAACGGGATGATTAAAGTTTAGACGAATATTATCAGCCCCGACCGCCGTGACCGAACCTGTTTCAGACTGCTGCTGAACCTGTTCAATAAGATACTCGTGAGAAACCTGTGCGAATCTTCTACGTTCATCAGTGTCGAGGTAAATGTAATCACATAGAACACCAAACTGGGAGGACGTGGTTCCAGCAAACTGGAACTTGAGTTTTACTTCATGATACTGTAGAGCAATCAGGGGAAGTGCAAGACCTGGATTACGGCAGAACCAGAATTGGAGTGGTATCTGTGCCTCTTCAACCCTTCCTGCGGTGCCTAGAACTTCTCCGGTGCCATATCCTGAATCACCCATCATAGTGGATAATTCATAGGCTCGTCCAGCTGGAACAGACAACTCAAACCAAGTGGCTAACCATTCAAGACTGTGACGATCAATTCTTTGACCACCGATCTCAAGCTCAACTTCTTTCAAAGAACTTAAAGCAGGGGTGGCGTCATCTTCGGGGGTGAGGTCATCGCCACTCTCTCCTTTGGGCGAGCTGACATTAACATAGACCTTGTGAACAAGGTCACCATTACGAGATATAGTAACAGTCGCTGACTTGCTATCGCCGGTTATGCTGGAGCCATTTACAGTCTGCTCAATCGTCTCCATTGAGAAGTTAGTGTGTCTGCGATAGACAACCTTAAAAAAAGTAATCTGGGGATTACCCGTAAGATAAATATCCTGAGCGCCATAGGCAACAAGCTGCATTAATCCTCCTCCCATAGTTTTATACTATAGCATAGAAAAAAATTTTGATAAACTAACAAATAAACATATAAACTTAAAGTTTTGATAATGTTTCTATAAAATATGAGTGGAAAAAGAGGATTATCAAACTTAGGCAATACATGTTATATGAACTCAATTTTGCAATGTTTGAGTCATCTTCAAGTATTTAATCCGATAAATCAAGAACTCTTAAAAGAATGCCACAAATATAAAGGAAGAGAATCATTTAACTTAATGAATAAGTGGAATGAACTATTAACTGAACTATGGTCTGATAATAGTGATAGTGATGTGGTAAACCCCCGAGAGTTCTTAAAATGTTTTCTTTTAGAGATTAAAACTAAAGTAAAGTCCTTTGATGGGTTCCATCAAAATGATATAGATGAGTTTTTGAGTATTTTAATGGAGTTTCTTCACAATTCTTTAAAGAAGAGAGTAAATATAACCGTTAATGGGAAACCCAAAAATAAAACAGATGAGATAGCACTAGATTCTATAAGAGTTTGGAAGCATACATTTAAAGATGATTATTCGTATATAATTAAGAAATTTTATTCACAATACTTGATGGTTACAAGTTGTTCGGAGTGTGATTATATTACAACTAATCACGATCCCGTTATGGTATTAACATTACCCATTCCTCAAAATGATTCAACTCTTGTTCAGTGTTTAGATGATTACACTGATATTGATAAATTAGATTGTGATAATTCTTGGAAATGTGATAAATGTCACAAACTAACATCACCAGATAGAAAAATTATGTTATGGAATTGTTCGGATGTTCTTACTATTCTTTTGAAGCGATATGATAACAGACTGCTAAAAAATAATGCTAGGATATCATTCAATGAAATACTTGATATATCAAAATACAATATAAATTACGAAGAAAATTTAAATCTTTATAGTTTATCTGGTATTTCAATACAATCGGGTGGGTTAGAGGGTGGTCATTATTATGCTGTTTGTAAAAATATAAACGATAACAAATGGTATATTTATGATGATAGCAACGTATCTGAATGTTCATTGGATAGAGTCCTTAACGAGAATCCATATTGTTTATTTTATGAGAGAATAAAGAAATAATATTTATATTTTTACCCACCTGTTATCAGATATATTTTTCTTTAAAATATAAAGGAAATCGTCTTCGCCGCGTATAATTATCCCCCTTTCCGTACACTTTGAACACCGACGCTTCCCTGTCCCCTTTTCTATGATTACTTGAGAATCACCACAATCACACTTCTTTTTATTTCGTTTTTTATGTTTAGATTTTTTCTTTGTGGATTTTTTCTTTGATCTTTTCATTTTCGTGAGTTCATCAAAGGGTATGAACCCCCCGTGTTTTTTCATCAACAATCTATACTCTTTACGCATCTATATTTTGATAGAAATTATTTTCATCGTAATCATCTATTTCCTCAATTTGTGCTTCACAAAAATAATATTGTGAAATGAAATCTATTATTTTATCACTGCTTTGATACTTAAAGATCTCTGTTAAATAATAATTATCAATTTCCAAAAACTCTTTAAATATTTCAGAAAAATCTTGAGAATATAATTGGTCGATCCAATCATAATTATCATCAAAGTTTACACTTAAGTATTCATTTTTGTAATAATATTTATAAATATACTCCACAAAATAAACTCTTAAAGATTCATTATCACAAGTTTGAATTAAATCGGTAGAACTTAAATAATTCAATAATTTTCTAAACATATCATCCAAAATATCATTTCTTGTAATATCTGAATCATATTTGACTTTTTCTCTTAACCAAGAACTCATGAATATATCTTTAGTATTTTATTCTTTACAAAGAAAATAATAATGGGGATTTTATGCTTATAATATATTAAAAAACATTTTTCTCCAAAAAATTAATAATTAGTTCTTTCAAGTTATCATGGGTATAATCGTCAGATAAAATGGTCAAATGAGGATAGCCACTCTTGAATACAAATTCATTCTTTTCAGATAAATGATATCTATTCTTAAGATGATCCTCAAAGTTCTCTGGATATGTAGATCTTATTCTTTGTTCTTGCAATTCTTCAGAAATATTTAATTTGATTATGATCCAATTATCTTTTACCAGAGCATCTAATTCATTTTGATATCGGACATCATCCACAATACAATTTTCAAATAATTTAGATTCTTCTATCACGGGTCTCACCCATACAGTAGAATCTATTTCTCTCATCTTGTTCGCAAAATTGATGAGAAGACTTCGGTCTTTCCCCTGCATATTGAATATTTCTTTGGCATATCTTTTTACCGCTCCTCCAAAAGAAAATGTTCTGTAACTACTATCATGTTCTAATATCATTTGAGCAATTGTTGACTTTCCCGAACACATTTTCCCAATAATAGCGATTTTCATATTTAGTTTCAGTTATTATTTATTCATATTTTTTTAAGTTTTTTAAAGAGTTTTAATTATTATCCATTTTAAAAGCAAACTACTTAAAATGAATCTTATAATATAATGTATAGGTCTACCTCCATGCGTGTTATCAAAAGATCCGGTGAATATGAAAACGTATCTTTTGATAAGATCATGAATCGTATTATCTCCCTATCCGTTGATAATCCTCCACTGAATAAGATTAATATTGATTCATCTTTAGTTTCACAAAAAGTTATCCAAGAATTAAGAGATGGTGTTACGACTAAAGAACTGGATGTCCTTAGTTCTCAGGTGTCAATCGCCATGTATTCAAAGCATCCCGATTATGCGAAGCTTGCTAGTCGTATTGTTGTTTCAAATCATCATAAGAATACTATGGATAGTTTTTCCAGTAAAGTGGAGAAAATGTTCGGGGTAGAAAAGCCTCTTATTAATAAAGAGTTTTATGAACTCGTCATGAATAATAGCGTCCTTATTGATTCAAAGATAGATTACAATAAAGATTACAAGTTCGATTATTTTGGTCTTAAAACACTTGAGAAAAGTTATCTTTATAAAATAAAGGGTGAGATAATTGAAAGACCTCAAGATATGATTATGCGTGTCTGTCTGTCAATTCACAGAAATGATATTGATAGAGCATTTGAATCATACGATTATATGTCTGATCTATATTTTACTCACGCAACACCCACACTGTTTAATGCTGGTTCAAATAGAGAACAATTTGCCAGTTGTTTTCTTCTTTCAATGAAAGACGACTCAATTGATGGAATCTACAAAACCCTGAATGATTGTGCTCTTATCTCCCAACACTCGGGGGGTATCGGTCTTCACATACACAACATTAGGGCAAAAGATTCTTATATTGCTGGAACGGCCGGTAAATCTAACGGGATTGTTCCAATGCTAAGAGTATTTAATGATACTGCAAGATATGTTGATCAGGGTGGGGGGAAACGTAACGGTTCATTCGCCATCTATCTTGAACCATGGCACGCAGATATTATGAGTTTTCTTGATCTCAAAAAGAATCATGGTAATGAAGCTGAAAGAGCACGTGATCTTTTTTATGCTTTGTGGATCCCCGATTTATTCATGGAAAAGGTTGTAAGTGATGATATGTGGCATCTTTTCTGTCCAAATGAAACATGTGATCTGAGTAATTATGTGGGTGAAGAGTTTGTATCAAAATATAATGAACTTGTAGAGAGTAAACAATTCAGAGAACAAATACCTGCGAGAAAAGTATGGGCCGCTATTTTAAACTCACAAATAGAAACCGGAACACCCTATCTTCTCTACAAAGATAGTTGTAATAAGAAATCCAATCAACAAAATCTAGGTATTATCAAGTCTTCTAACCTTTGTACGGAAATCATTGAATACTCCGATAAAGACGAAACTGCTGTATGCAATCTGGCTTCAATTGCTCTAAAACATTTTGTGATTCCAAGAGTTACAGAAAATTTAAAGATTAGAATCTTTTCAAAATCATCGTGTATCTATTGCGAAATGGCTAAGAGTCTATGTGAAAGATTAAATATAGATCATGAAGTCGTTGAATATACTAAATATCTTCTATCGGGTGAATATCCTCATGGAGTAACATTCCCCCAGGTAATTATTATGAATAATGAACCGAGTGAACATGTGGGACATCTTGGTGGATATACTGAACTTGAGAGATATCTTTCAGGGACCTTTGATTTTGAGAAACTTGGAGATGTTACAGAAATAATCACAAGGAATCTTAACAACGTAATTGATTATAATTATTATCCTACACCTGAAACAGAAAGATCCAATCTTAGACACAGACCCATTGGTATAGGTGTTCAGGGGCTGGCGAATGTTTTCTTTGAGCTAAATCTACCGTTTGATTCTGAAGAAGCAAAAGAACTAAATGAAAATATCTTTGAAACAATTTATTTTCATGCGATGAAATGTTCTGTAGAACTATCCAAGGAGAGAGAGGTCTATATGAAAAAATACAAGACATGGTCAGACCAACTTAATGCTTGGAAGAGTGGTTCAGACTTCGTGGACAGTAGCGAATTACACCGAGTCAAACAACGATTAGGAACTATTCTCCCAGAAGAGGTTGACCGAGAAGAATATCTTGGTTCTTATAGCTCTTTTATAGGTTCACCTCTCTCAAAGGGTGTCCTTCAATACGATCTATGGAATGAAAAGCAAAATGACAATCGTCACGATTGGTCATCTTTGAAGGAAGATATTGTGCGGTATGGTGCCAGGAATAGTCTTCTCCTTGCTCCCATGCCCACCGCATCTACCGCTCAAATCTTGGGTAATTATGAATGTTTTGAGCCAATCATGTCTAATATTTATTCTAGGCGTGTTATATCCGGTGAGTTCATGGTTATCAATGAATATCTCGTAAATGATCTTATTCACAATGATCTATGGTCAAGAGAAATGAAAGATAAAATCATTGAACATAATGGCTCTATTCAGAATATTACCGAAATACCCAAAGTGTTCAAAGATAAATACAAGACTGTCTGGGAACTTAAACAAAAAGTTATCGTAGATATGGCTGCGTCTAGAGGCAAATATATCTGTCAATCTCAAAGCATGAATCTTTTTTTAGAGAGTCCAAGTGCCAAAACACTCACATCCATGCATGTTTATGCTTGGAGAAAAGGATTAAAAACTGGTATTTATTACCTTAGAACCAGACCAGCATCAAACGCCCTTCAATTCACAGTAGAACCTGAAGTCCCGTGTGAATCGTGTACAGGATAAGGTAAAATCTTTAGATTTATATCTACAATTATATTTAATAATAATGGATGAAAAATACATAATTCTCGATAACCGTTTATCAGGTGATCTGAAAATTAAAACTTTCTCAGGATTTAAAAAAACCGATGTTTTCAAAGCGATGCTAGAAAGCATTGAAAAGGGAAAAATAGAAAATGCTTTGAATTGGTGTACTGAATGTATCGTATCTGGTTATTTTACAGATTTGTTAGACAAATTAGTAGCGTTCTCATGTAAAATCATTCATCTTAACAGTCCAAACTTACCACAATACCTATGTAAAAAGTATAATCATTTTTACAGAATTATTGAAATTGATCTTAAGAAAAAAAAAGAGATTGAAACTCTAATACATTATCGAAATAATCAGTGTGTAAGAAACTTGATATTTGATATTGTTGTTACTCTTACAACTACTCATAAAACAAAACGGTTTGATAAGTATCCTAAAATAAATGAAAAAACTGATTTTTCATATGAAAATATTCAAAAGAGATTAGTCGCCACAGCTAACTTTGTCCCCACCGATATGATAAAGTTCACAGACCCCGATGAAGTAAAGATTATTGTTAATGAAATATTATTTCATTACAAGAATAAAGCATCTGGTTATGAAATTATTTCGTATTGGATCTCTTGGGTTATTCAATGGGAAAGAATAACTAAAAAAAAAAAACTTAAATGGGAAATAGAACCAAGAAATATAAAGGGTATAAAACCGTGTCATTGCAAAGATATAATGTGGCTAATATGGCATACAATTCTATATGAAGCAAACGAACATTCTGAAGATATTAAATTACAAATACACAATCTATATTTTCTTTATAAATCCCATTATTCACCTGGAAAGAGAACTACACGAATACCGATCATTTATCTCGCCGTAGCATATCTAACACATAATAAAATAGATTTCAATATTCCTATCAAGAATAATTTATCTATATTTATTCAAACACAGTCCCAAGTTAACCTTATGTTTTATCTAAAAAAACAAAATGAAATTAACAATTTTGTTCGTGTTGAAAAAGAAAAGGAAAAACATACATCTATTCAGGAAGAAAAATCTAATGACGTTTTTAATATAATAAATCAGATAAGGACTATCAAAAAATAACTATCTTACAAACTGTAATCCCCAACCACCACAATAATTATTAGTTTCATACTTTATACTACTCCCACCGTTTAGCTCTTTTCGGTATCCACCCATCTTTTTATTCACCTTTTTTATCAATGATTTTAATGCTTGAACATTACTATCATCATCTTCTTCATCCCCCCCCCCATCTTCCGATTCATCTTCCGATTCATCTTCCGATTCACTACTAAATGATAATTCATCTCCTAATCCTATCTCTGACACCGAATCGTCGTCATCATTATCTTCATCATCATTATCTTCATCATCATTATCTTCATCATCTTTATCTTCATCATCATTATCTTCATCATCATTATCTTCATCATCATTATCTTCATCATCTTTATCTTCATCATCATTATCTTCATCATCTTTATCTTCATCATCATTATCTTTATCATCTTTATCTTCATCATCTTTATCTTCATCATCTTCATTTTTTTTCATCTTTCTCATATTCTTTAAGTGATTCTTATATGTTTTATCGTCCTTCCATACAATATTTTCTCCATCCCAAGTTCCAACATCTTCTTCCTCATTATCATCCATGACTACATCATCTTCAAAATAATGAATGTATTTTAGACCATCATATATAAGTATTTCTTTATCATCTTCATCTTCTTCTTCATCATCTTCTTTTTCTTTCTTCTCTACTTCTTCTTTATCATTCATCTTAGAAAACTTATCCCTTAAACTCATTAAAATCTTACCATGATGATTATTATTTTCTTTTTTGTTAACACCCCAAAATCCATCTATTCTAAAACCCTTATGAATTAATTTTTTATCCAATGTTTCTACTAAACGTTTTGTCATATCATCGTTTGCTTTGTAGTATGCTTCAGTACATTCTCTCATAATGTCTAATCTTTTATCATTCCAATCATCTCTTATTTTGTAATTATTTTCTTTAAAATATTTTTTACCTCCCAATGTTTTAGCTTCATTCGGTTCTAAATCTTCATCAATAAATAGTTTTTGATACTCTTCTAATTTTTCATCTTTAGGATCTAACTTTTGTGCGTGAAAAGCATGTTCTACAGTAGGATATTTCATACCTTTATATTCAAAACTCTTCGCTTTATTAAATGTTGATAACCATTTAGTATGTTTTGATCTACTGAAATAATATATTACATCATCCTCTTTCTTTTCTTCATCCTTTTCTTCACCTCCTGCTTCTTCATCATCGGCTTCTTCATCAGCAGCTTCTTCATCCTTTTCTTCACCTCCTGCTTCTTCATCATCGGCTTCTTCATCATCAGCTTCTTCATCATCTTCTTTTTCAGCTGCATCATCAAATAATACTTCTTTACTAAGAGATTTTTCCTCACTCTTATCTTTATCAAACCATTCATCTGTTCCACCCGGATACATTATAACATTCATAAAACCGCTCCCATAAATTAAATCAACTAATTTTTCTGCCGATGGACAATCTTCATTCATACAGTATACTATTATAGGTACATCTGAAGTTCGATTTTCTTTATCATCTAAGAACTCTTTTATAGGGGGATACATAACAGGTTTCTTCAACGACCTTTTTATTAGTGATTTAATAATACGATATCTCTGTGCCCTGGTCTTATCCTCTAGTTCTTTATAATAAAGATTTACACTATTTGGTATATGTCTTTTTTCGAACTCTTCAGGTGGTAAAGCATTTATGATAACTTTATTTTTACTCTCAACAATATGTTTCATAACTTCATATGGAAACTTACAGATAACTTCTAATGTTCCAATAGTTTCACTCCAGTTATTATCGCTATCAAGGACACTATAATGAACGTGTCTCGGATAAAGATTACCCTCATCCCTATAAACTTCGGGGCAATTTAAAATCAATTTCGCATTACCTTTTTCATCTGTTTTAATCAATCCCCTATTGTTTTCATTTCCGTAACCATTATATGCGTCTTTCGCATCTTTTACATGACTTAAATCTTTTGTATCCATGGGTTCACTTGCCCAGTAAAAAACCCATCTGTCCCCCTCTTCAATTTTGAGTTCAACTTCTAGTTGAGTATCTTTTATAGGAGGACTCTCTTCTTTCAAAGTATTTTTGTGAGCATTATATTTATCTTCACACGTTAGTGCCCGAGGTAGCATCGTATATATCCCTTCTTCTTTCATCCATTTAGATACGTTATGTTTATTCTTCTTCGAACTACAAGTTAAACATGTCCTTTTTGTTGCCTGCATTATATTTAATCATAGATATTAATCATAGTCTGCATACATATTTTACCATAAAACATCTATATGTCTTTTCAATAATTTCTGACTCTCAACTATTATCTCACTATAGTCTTTGTCCTCTGCAAGTATTCTCACGATATCATCCTCGTCCTTTACACTGATACAGTTCTTACCATCAATAAATACATTTCCTCTTTTGACCCAATCTTCATTCAGAATAAGAATACATCCGTTGTAAATTGCCTCCAGAAATGTATATTGTGACCCTCCACCATCATTCTTTATGGTAGACATATCTATCATGTATTTTGATCCATTCAATATATCTTTACCCTCGTGTATCAATGGATAAGATTTCTTGAATTTTCCCTTCCAATGCTCCGCTATATTTAAATCTTTCAATTTATGATGAATATACAATCTGTTTTCTGCTCCAAAGATTGCGATTTGTTTTTCTTTTGGAAGTTTCATATTGGCTTTTAATAATATATCGGTATTCTTGTCAAAATCTATCCTTGAAATTGATACACACTTTATTTCACTTGATGTATCACCTCTATCATACTCATAAAATGGGTGGATCTTTAACTTTGAGGTAATTTCGTATCCTTTTCTTAAGAACTCGCGAACAGTTTCTCTAATTGTTATGAATCTAAGTTTATCTTTATATTTCAAAATAGGATTATTCTTCGCCTTCAACTCTGTTGGATCATGGATAACAATAGTTGTTCCTTCAGGGAAATGTTCTAAGTATTCATAATAATGTTTATCAATCGCGGTAATAAATAAATTCGGAAGCTTTACTATCTCTTCTATCGACATATTCTGATATTGCACCCCATAACCATAATCTCTTTTATTCTTTTCTGTTCTTTTTCCTATTTTATATAGATCGTAATCATATTTTAATGCCATGTGTGCCGTGAATGTCACCCAACCACCGTATACAGGTTTCGCCATGTAAATCATATTCTTCTTTCCTTCACCATAATTCTCTATAATATCCATATTACAATACTATTTATACTATAGTGGAGAAAACTCTTTACTTCTTTTTACGTGGGCTCTTTTCTTTGGGGGGTTCTAGGGCGTCCTCGGTTATAACTATCTTTTTTTTATTTTTGTCCTCTTGTAATATCTCTTTAGTCTCGTTCTGAAAGGTAGCTTCATTAGATATTTTAGCTTCTTCTGGGACCTTTTTAGGTTTAGAACCAAATAAGAAATCTTTCTCATTTTCATCAATAAGATTCTTCTTGGGTTCTGTTAAATCGTTCTTATCTTCTACTTTTTCTTCTTTCTTATCTTCTACTTTTTCTTCTTTCTTTCCTAATTTTTCTTCTAATTTCTCTGTTTTATTCATTAATTTCATGTCTTTAATAATTATATCTTTTACCTCCAAGGGTTTTTTATCTTCAGAAAACTTGGATCCAATATCAAAAATGACATCTTCTACAATCTTGAACTTTTGTCTTGATTTTAGTACCGAATAGATATCATCATCAAATGTGCTCCCTATTTCACTATAATTCATAGTAAACCTTTCTCTCCTTTCCAGGAATCTTGAATATCCCAAGGCATTTAAAACATTGCTCATATCTACTATGAATATATACATATAATAGATATTTTTATGGAGCAATATCACACTAAAGACAAATTAGAGATAGGAATAGATGAAGCCGGGAGAGGATGTTTCTTTGGTCCCGTCTGTGTTGCCGCTGTGATATGGCCGAATGAAGAACCTGATGAAACCATGAAAATAAGAGACTCAAAGAAACTTACAGAGAAGAACAGAAATATTCTCAGAAAATATATTGAAGATAATGCTATAGCATACTCTGTTAAGTTTATTTACAATGATATCATCGATAAAACTAATATTCTAAAAGCAACAATGAAAGGTATGCACGAATGTATTGACGATATTAGAAAGAATATAGAAGTTGATAGTTTATTGATAGATGGTAATCAGTTTGACATATACATGGACAACAATTTTGAGTGTATAGAACATCATTGTATAGTTGGAGGAGATGATAAATATAAATGTATCGGTGCCGCGAGTATCTTGGCGAAAACATATCACGATGAATACATAAAAGATCTTGTTGAAAAAAATCCCGAATTAGAAAAATATGGATTACTAACAAACAAGGGATATGGAACTAAAGTTCATAGAGATGCTATAAGAGATTATGGATTAACAAAATATCATAGGAAAAGTTTTAAGATATAATTATATTATGTTATGTTATTTTCATTTGAATATTTAAAGCGCAGTATTATCGGGTTCTGGTGAAATATTATGCGTATAACTAATATATAACTTTGAGAATCTTCTAAACTATCTTCTTCCAAAAAGGTGAACCATTCTTTCTAACCTGTAATGTATACGTATACATCTTACCTGAAATACCCAATCCTTCCACCGTAGATGGTGGTGCGTATTTCACTTTTGTCCCGATTGGTTTTTTGAGTATATTGTAATAGTAGGACGCACTCGGTCTTGTTTTATCCTTACGATGTCCTATCACTTCTACTTTCTTAGTTTTTCTTAATTTTCTACCCGTTCTTTTCTTAAACATTAATTCTTTTTGTACCTCTCTTCCAGTTCTAGAATACTGTTTTTTTGTAGGGTCTATAGCTCTACCTCTATTTATCTTAACTCTTTTCTTAGTCATATTCTTCTTTATCTTTTTTTTATCTTTCAAAAAATCTAAAAAGTTCATTATATTACTACGTTTATTTTTATTTCTCTTTGAACTCCCCCTACTTTTAAATGCGCAAGTTTTTTCATGCCCGAGAACACTATCAAAACTTCCTCTATAATCACAATATTCACAAACAAACTGATCTGAAAATAGTTTTATAAAACCATCATAATTCACTTTATCATCTCTTTTTACAGAATCATTATATTCTCTTACAATCGATTCTCTTACATCATAATCTATATCCGTGTGATTATTGTGAAGTTTTTCGCCATCTATTAAATAACTTCTTATCAATTCTAATGATTCCCCATAAGTATCCATAAATAGTGTTACCTCTGTATGAATCTTAGTCCCAACTTCTTCATTAAAAGAATCCCCGCGATAACTTACTTGGGGATGTACGCATGTTATTTTCTTATTTTTACATTTTTTTGTATCTTTTGGATTCTGATATATCTTTTCTATAATTTCACAGGGTATATCCTCTTTTAACTTAAAAACATACAGATATCCATTTCTTTCAAATAATTTCTCATCTGTAATTTTAGACCGGATAATATTTGTTGTAGAATGTTTCTGTTTCATAATCATTTCATATATATACCACACAGCGATCTCCATATCTAATCCAAAGAATGTCATCATATTTCTTTTTTTAGTATTTAACGGATAGTTCTCTGAACCATGATAAAGCAATGTTCCCTTACGTAAATAATAATTATTATCTTTTTTTATCAATAATTTCTTATAATATTTTATCATATCATTCACACCTTCTATAAACTCATCAATATCGTCTCCTTCAAATCTTGTATTGGGATCTTTCTTATAAACCTTTTCCATATTACTTTATTGATGTATTATTACTATTGCGTAGATTATTAATCAAAACTCACCAATATCTCTCCCTGTGAGGGGGATTTTTTCAATTGTTTACAATTATCTGTTTCAATTAATCTATAAAGCTTTATTTTTTTACCATTAATAGATTTATCACTAGAAATCAGAGTATAACCATGAGTTTTTATAAACTGTCTGAGAATAGTTATACATTTTTTTTCATCAATTACATCCAAATATACCCGAGCTTTACACGGGATATAATATTTCCTTAATTCACCCTTGTATTCATCTATCTTTGTTACAGTTTCTAATTCTTGCATATTAAACTTATTAAAAGAGTTTTTATCCTTTATCCCATCTTCAAGACCAAAAAAAGTCAATAATTTGTCTATTATATTTAATTCGGGGACACAACTAAACAATTGATTTTTTGTCATAGTATAATATTAAATATAAAAATATATTATAATCTATACAAATGGATGAACCTTTAAATGTGTGGAATATTATTGATACTTATTTTAGAGATAATATTTATTACAAAACACAACATCATATAGACTCTTTTAATGAGTTTATCTTTTCAAAAAAGAATGGCATTAGACATATAATTAAGAGACAGAATCCGTTACTCATTTACAAAGAAGAAAAAGAAAATTCTTTTCTATATGAAATAAAGATATATTTCGGAGAAACAATTGAAGATGATGCTTCTAGTGTAAATTATGGTCAGATTAAGAAGGTTGATGAGAATATATTTATTTCTTCCCCAAGTGAAGAAAATAATGGACAGGGGAAATATATGTATCCAAATATTGCAAGATTAAAAGGATATACATATGGATCCAATGTATTATGTAACATTGGTGTTATTTTTGTTGATAATGAAAAAAACAAAGTTACCGTTGTCAATCACCCTAAAATTAATTTAGGAATGATTCCCATTATGGTACATTCAAAGATGTGTATACTAAATGGTCTCGATTCAACTCAATTAAAAACTATGGGTGAGTGCCAATACGATCAAGGTGGTTACTTTATAGTAAAGGGTAAAGAAAAGATAGTTATTTCACAAGAGGATAAAGTTGATAACATACTTTACATAAACCCCTCTTCGGATGATGGTGTTCTTTTACAGGGTGCTATAAAGTCTGTATCCAATGAAGGTTATCAATCTTCTAGAACAAACCACATTTATTTAACTGAAACAAAAATAGATCACAGAAAATCTTACACAGTAAACAGACTATTGGTCAGAATACTTGGATTAGAAATAAAAATACCACTATTTATACTTTTGAAAGCATTGGGGATGAAAAATGATAAAGAGATTCTCTCTCATATTATTTACAGAGAAGATAGTCCAGATATAAAGAGTAATATGATGAATATATTACGGTATGCTGTTAAAGATTCTGAACCGATTTATACACAGACATCGGCTCTAATGTTCATGAGTGTAAACACAAAGGGTAAAGAAATTATTAATGTTATAGAATTACTGAATAATAATCTGTTACCGCATTATAACGATCACAAACAAAAAGCATATTTCCTAGCTTACTCTACACGAAAAATATTATTAACCCATCTCGGTGTTCTATCAACCACCGACAGAGATTCTTATGCGAATAAGCATATAGATTTAAGTGGTTCCTTGCTCTTGGAACTATATCGTGAATTATGGGGGAATTATCTAAAAAATACATCTTTAACTATTGATCACGAGTATAAGTTTAATTTCAAACTCGGAGATGATATTATAAACGTTATAAATGATGGTAATTATAAACGCGTTTTTAATTCGAGCATTATGGATAGGGTTTCTAAATCTTTTGGTGCTATGTTTGGGACAGGATTATCCGCAAGACAGGGTATTGTTCAAGATCTAAATAGACTATCGGGTTTAGGAACACTCTCGCATATTAGAAGATTATCATTTCCATTGCCTTCGGGATCTAAAACGATTGGTCCTAGAAAATTACATAATTCTCAGTGGGGTTTCGTATGTCCATCAGAATCACCCGATGGAGGTAATGTGGGGATAATTAATCATCTTTCTGTCATGGCTAAAGTTACATCAAATATAAATGGTGATTCTATTTTAACTGTATTAGAAGACCTTAATTATATACCCCTATATGCAATTAACATAAATGATTTTAATCATAAATGCAAGGTTTTCCTTAATGGGAAATGGGTCGGTATTCATTATAATCCCGATATTCTTTATAAAGTTTTAAGATTATATAAACTGAACAGTATTATCAATATTTTTACTTCAATTGTATGGAATACTGTTCTCAATGAATTATATATCTCTACAACTTCGGGTAGAATTATCAGACCGCTTTTTGTATTGAAGGAAGATAGAACTAATAGTCTTATTTCTGGGGATCTTTCTCTTATAAAAGAATGGAATCGTGCTATTCACGGATATTTATATGAGTATTTAGACAAGGGAGTATCTATATATGACGATATTTATCATAAAGATATAGTTGATAATTTGAAGAGTTCTCATAAAGATTATTTAGATTTCTTAGAAAGAAAACAAGCTGTTATAGAATATATCGATCCTAATGAAGCCAATAATTCACTAATAGCTAGAGATTACCGTTCTATTGATAAAGATTATACGCACTGCGAAATACATTCATCACTGATTCTTAGTTCTGTGACCCTGAATATTCCATTCCCCGAACATAGTCAAGCTCCAAGAAATGTTTTTTCCTGTCAGCAAACAAAACAAGCTGTGGGTACATACTCTACCGCTTACAATACACGGTTTGATACGTTCGGATATATTCTGAATTATCCCCAAAAAGCTTTGACAACCACAAGATACAAAAAATATACACATGTTGATAAATTACCATATGGTGTCAACTGTATTGTGGCTATAGCAAGTTACGGTGGATATAATCAAGAAGATGCTGTTATTCTTAATAAATCATCTGTAGAAAGAGGTATGTTTCAGAACGTTTATTTTAGGAGTTATGAAGACTCTGAAGAATGTAATAATGGTATAACATCAACATTTTGCAATCCTAAATATCAAAAAAATGTAATGAATACCGGAACCAAAAATTATGATAAATTAGATGATAACGGATTCATAAGAGAAAATGTCTTGATCACAGAAGATGATGTTTATTCATGTAAATGCACACGTGTAAATACAGAAAACGGAGAAATGACAAAACTATCAGGGGGGACTATAAAAAAAAATACATATGGTATCGTTGATAAAGTTGTTGTTTACGAAAACAAAACTGGTCTTAGAACCTGTAAAGTTCGCGTGAGGAAAAATAAAATACCAGAAATAGGAGATAAGTTCTCAAGTCGTCCCGGACAAAAGGGTGTCTGCGGTATGCTCTTGACACAAGAGGACATGCCTTACTCTAAAGACGGGATAGTTCCCGATCTTATTGTAAATCCCCATGCAATTCCCAGTCGTATGACTGTAAATCAATTATTGGAAATGATATTGGGGAAAAGTGCTTCCGTGGGGGGATTCTTAGGAGACGCAACGCCTTTTCAAAATAATGATATAAATGATTACACTAAAATGTTGGAGGGATATGGATATGAAGGTAATGGAAATGAAGTCCTGTATAGTGGTATTACTGGTGAACAAATCCATACATCTATTTTTATGGGTCCTATTTATTATCAAAGACTGAAGATTCAAGTAGCAGATAAAGTTCATTCGAGATCTACGGGAAAAATGAATGCTTTAGTGAGACAACCAGTTTCGGGAAGAGCCAGTGGAGGTGGATTCCGTATAGGGGAAATGGAACGAGACAGTATTGTTTCTCATGGAATCTCAAAATTCATGAAAGAAAGTGTTATGGAGAGATCAGATAAATACAGAATACAAATTAATGAAAATACTGGATTAATAGATCATAGTGATGATGAAAAATACAAGGTGAATGTAGAACTACCATACGCAATGAAATTATTAATTCAAGAATTACAAACAATGAGTATATCTCCAAGAATCATAACCAACACTAATATAAATAACCCCGATGTGTTTTTTCATATGGCAAAAGAATGGGGACCTGAAAATGCCATAGTTTATGGTAAATTGTAGTAAATTATTTCAAAATATATTCTATTTCAGAAATAGGGGGGCATATCATAAAAACTATTTTAAAAGCATCTATCACCATCTGACCCGAAGCCACTATTATAGTCTTTCTTAGAATATCTTCAGCTACAGGTTTTATTGTCAATAAATTATAAGAAAAATCATATAGGTAAGATATGGGTATAGTCTCTATATTTCTTGTGTCTATTATCATTATCATTCTTTTATTTTCTCGATTATTATCCCGAGAAAATAATACATTAAAATCATTTTTAAACCCTATATAATCTTCATCTGTAAAATCTCGTAAGCTTTCAAACAGTATTAGGTGTCTCATATATCCGTCTTCTTCTGGCTCCCGTATTATTGTCGCAAATCCCATTATTAATATATATTTTATTTTATAATATTTATATATACACATAAATGAAATATCTCAAAGAAATAATGATAGTATCTATGATACTATTTCTAATATTTTCATTCGGTACTAATGAGAATATAGTTAATAATAATGAAACCGAAGATAATACTGATACAACAGAGAATAGTATTGATGATACTGTAGAAAATAGTAGTGATGATACTCGTAAGAGAAATAAAACGATTATAGACCACAATAATGAGCACGATGCTATAAAAAATCTGAACAATTTTTTCCCATCTGATAAAAAGGGTCTTATATACCCCGAGTTCCCTATTGATATTACAAACTTTAAAATTCTACCAGAAGACAAGACTGAAACAGAAATACAAACATCAACTGTAAAAGTAAATATAGAAACCGTCATAAATCCGAGAGTTTCACACGATTCAACTGACCGCATAGAATCATTAAAGAAAACGTGGGTTGACAGAGGAGGAGAAGAAGAGAGCAATGCGATTCTATCCATTACCAAAAATAATAACGTAATACAAGACGGTGTCGATCTTAAATATATATCCGGTTGTACAGAAATTGTAAGTGGTGAAGGTCCTGGAACCGGTGGGTGTTTCAACGAAGGAGATATAGATAGCTGCCATAATTCATCAAGTGCTAATTGTGTATGGGATATAATCTGTGAACAACCTCATCGCCCTCTAGATGAAAAGACAAAAATATACACACCACAAGAATGTATTGATAGGGGAGGTATTGTAAGAACAGATATATTACAGAGTATTAAAAATAAGACAAAACTATCGGATGATAAATTTGATATATATTCTGTCTTTGATAAAGATGAGGGAAAATCTACATATAGTTATTTAAAGAGATTATTTGGATCAATGGATTTCGGAAAAAATCCCACTGATAGTTGCAGACTGATATCACCTGCCGAAGATGACGGATTTAATTATGAAACTAGTTTAGATCCTAGCTGTCAATCAAACTTAGGAAGTTTATTTGACATCAATATTTTTTCCGATTTAGTATCTACTAATAAAGATGATTATATCTCTAAAATTGAGAATGGGATAATGAAAAAAGATAATAAATATGATACCCCAACTGATATATCCAATTGGGCTAATTCACAGAGTTCATGTTTGTGGTCGTCTAGACTTAATTATACACAATATAATAGATGTTCAACAGATAATATTTACACAAATACCGCAAATATAGACTGGGAATATTACAAAGACTTAAATAATAAAGAATATGTTACTTACAACACATCTTATTTTGATACAGATAATATATTCAGTAGTATCAAATCTATTGGACGAAAATTATACGGTTTTATTTCAGATACTACAGTAACAACAGATACACACCCGTGGGAAAACAACATAACTTGTGAAGAATGGGGTAATAATATTGTTGAATGTAATATCGATGAAAAAAAGAAAAATAATATTATCGGTAATTTTAATCACGTAGATGTTAAATGTTGCTCACCCGAATATTCAAGCAATTTAAGTGAAATAAACGCTAAATTGAAATCCAGCCTATTAAACATTTCAACTGAAGACACTTGGAGTAAAGTTGATGAATATTATAAATCTCAAGATATCAATGCCCATCTCTGTGTGATAGGATATGAAATTAAAACTGATGATCTTGATAAGATAATAAAAAAAGAAAGTCTAGAAAATGAGGGTGAAATATTTCAGTTTAATATTATTCTCAAGGATTTTAATATGAACATAAGATCCGAAACAGAATTAATGACTCAGGATATAATTACAGAACTTATTTGTGGTGATAATTACAAATCAGATACGACTCTAAAGTTTTCTTTTATTTTATCTCACGTTAATGATGAACTGGAATTAAATATTAAATCTTTTAAGAAGGATTTAAAAATTTCTGATAATTCAATTAAAATAAGTAATATCACTACAACGAATGATACAGATCCGGTGAATACAACTATATCATTAAGTTTTAATATAAATGACCTGCTTAATGATATAGCGAATAGATTAAAAATAGCCACAAATATTTTATCATTTGAAAATATAATAATGAAGATACTTTTGTTGAAAACGAAAGATATAAATGATTTATTATTTGTTCATAAAGCAGAAAATCCCACAGATAAAACTCTTAAGTTAAATACAACTATCCCAGTATTAGGGGTGAAGGGAAACATAGACGCAGATCTTTCACAGAAGCTATGTGATACGGATTCAAATATAGGGGGGGAATATAACACAAATTTTAGTTCTGTTTTACAAAGTTTATCCAGTTTATACCCAAGTAACAACTTGATACGGTTTGATAGTTCTAGTAAAAAATTAATAATCACCGAAAACTTTTCCCAGTGCACAAATATACCAGATGATTTCAATGGTAAGAAACTGCTGAAAAGAATATATAATTTTCTTATGATTATGAATAGCAATACAAGTTCTATAATAGATTGTAATTTAGAATCCGAGTTTGAAAAGTCTGATATTCAAGAGTTCTCAGGTTTATTACATGATGTTTTTGGCAACTTGACAGATATTATTTTCAGAAATCCCGAAGATAATACAGAGGAGTATTTATTCCGTAACGTTACATACAATATAATTCTAGATAACTGATAATATTATATTATATTATATTATCATATAGGGAATGAATTATGAAAAAATTACACCACTTGTAAAAAAAGAGTTTAAGATGACAATAAAGGGTGAAAACAAAAACTTAATAGGATTTACATACATTATCGCTCTACTAAAGAGTGTATACGGTATAAATGTATATAATGGGCGTAGTATTCAAGATAAAATGTTAAAAAATATCAACGATTTAATAACAGAATACAATACTGATTATACATCAACCAAATGGGTGACTAAAGATATAAATAATATATGCAATCCACTTGATACAGATTACCCGTGTAATCCGAAAGAAATATTTTCTATAAAAGATATACCTCTTTTAAATGGTAGATTAAGAGTAAAAAATAAAATGGTAGAGTTTTGTAATGAAAAATGTGGTCCCGACTGCAAAGATGGATGTTTCTTTGTTCCAATGATAACATTAAATCATACAGAATCAGAATATTTTAGTAATGTTATAAACAATTGTGCCTGTATACCGTGTTATGATTATATCTCGCAGACAGGGGATATAAAATGCTTTCAGAAAGATACTGTTCCAGAAATATTACAGATATTATTAGATAATTTTAAGAAGATTTATGCCGCTTCAAATGATAGTAATCCTAGAACCGCTTATTACATATTTGTAGATACATTTGACAATGAAACAGACGCTGTTAATGATGATATAAGAAAAATGGTTTACGATCTTCAAAAGTTTATCAATAAGTGTAAAAATCCTAGCAGTTCAGATGTCCAAAAAGAATGTGAAAAAATGAACAGAACTAAAAATCAAGCAAATAGTTCCTGTTTGAATAGTAAGAAAATATTTTGTAGCAACATTGATCCCGAAATCCCAAATACTGATCCAGATAATTGTATAAAAAAAAAACATGGTGTTGTAGATGTTATTAGAGACAATATAAACTTTTATCTTGATTCAACTATATCGGAGAGTTGCTATTGTGAATCGGTAAATCCCATAGATGGGACAATTATATCCAGTGATCAAGCATGGATGAAGAGAAATGAATGTGAAAAACTTAATAGTAAATCTTCTAATTTCCATATATGTAATGATGATTCTTTCGCAGTAGAAACACTGAAACATATGAGAGAATTAAAAAAAAAATGTTCAGATGGTGATAATTCTATAAAATGTAAACCGAATAATGTTCTCAATAATATTTATGATAGTTATACCTTTGATTTCACATATAACAATATGAGTAGTATGGATAACTGTAATGGTTATGGTGGTGACAGTAATTGCTATATATACAAAACTGATAAAAGTATTGAAAAAGATATAGAGAAAAGTATTATCAGCGATGAGAATATAATTCAGAGAGATTATGACAGTAATATAGATGTGGTAAAAGATAAAAGTTACTACAAGTATGCCAGTAAAGAATATTGTTATTGTCATCAATCTGATGGAGATAGCAAAAAATGTAATACGTTTGACACGTGTTTTGCTGAAGGAGGATCTTCAGATTCTCCAGATGCCACCCCTCCAGAATTGTGCTCAAAAGTTCATCAAGATTTGTTTGGCAGTGGTGGTACGTTCGAAAATACTATGTCTGCAGAAGATTTTGAATTAGCTAGAGATAATATTATATCAAGAGATATATGTGAACAGAAACTAGGCTGTCTGGGATATAAATGTGAGAATGGAGGGATGGATAATCCACCTGGTTCCCGATATAATAATGATGAATCAAATATGAGTTATATCAGAAGTTTCTTTTCATCATTAACTCCATCATACACGGGTCTGTCTTTGAATCATAATCTTTGGGATCAAATAGCGATACCTCTGAACAGTAATGATCAAACTGTAGAAATAAGTATGAAACCTGTTATGAACTTACTTACTGGGTCTCCCACAACATTGACATCATATGTAAAACAACAGGGATGTGAAACAGGGAATATTATAAATCAATATGCTAATATTGATAAGCGTATGGCTGCGATAGAGAGTGAAGCGATTACAAAAGAGAAACAAAGTATGAGTCAAATATATGATCCGTCAATTATCGGTGGATGTGTCATTGGAGAAATAACTAATATTGTGGCGGCCGCTCCAGCGAAAGCCCAAGATGCGGGAGCATCAGTCTTGAACTTTTTCGATCCATTTGGAAACCCTCTCTCAACTAATCACAGTAAATCTATATCCACACCTACGGAATGTAAACAATTAGGTGATGGTTATTCTAATTTCTTGAGTAATATATCTTCTTTTACAAGTAACTATATAGACAGAACTGAAAACCAAATTATGGGGGGAATATTGGGGTCGGTTGGAGAAGCACTTAGCAATGGTTGCCCAACAGAAGAAGATAACAGGGGTATATCAGTTGACTATTCTTCATTATTGACTGCATTAGTAATATTAATATCATTTATAGGTACGAGTTTATCTATACTATTTGGAGGCCTACCGATAATAATTATACTATTTTTTGAGATGATTATATTTTGGATATATGATAAGATATTTTCTACTAAAAAAAATATAGAATCTATTACGAATGATAAGAATATACAAAATTGGAAGTTCATCGGGGGTACCGTATTTCTTATTATATCAGTTCTTATATTAAAAAAGACTAAGTTTGGTAATTCTTTAATAAATAAGAATTATAAAAATTTTAGGAAAACTTCTTAAATATAATAGTCTCTTCTGAAAATATCCAGATTACAGTTATATGAAATACAATTACTTGTATTCAGTTTATAGATAAGAAATACTCACAGTTTGTATCAAATATTTTCTATCTATATTTTATAATGGTAGATTTCTCCGTATCCCGTATAATGTTGATAAACGCATTATATTCGTTGCCCATATTCCTAATGTTTAAATTATCTGGTAGTATATACTTTTCCATACTTATAACAACATTCATAATAACACACTCATTAGATTTATATTTCAATACCTTTTTTACGAAAACAATACATTTGATTGTATTTATGTGTACTATCATATTCATGATAACTTTCCTGTATGAGAAATCAAAGGTAATAGAATATATTGAATATTTTGTAATTTTAACAACGTTGAGTATTGCTTTATATTATCTTGCGAGTATTATAAAAATGGATAATAATTATATATTAAATAAGGGATATCTTATTTTTACTGGTATTAGTTTTCTGTATTTCTCATCTCTCCCGGGATTGTCTGATACTATTTAAATAAATATTAATTAATATAATATATTATGAGTAATTTAAAGGAAAAATATATTAATGATACAGAAGAATTCTCTGCATTTTTTAATAAATACACGAGTGAAAAAAATAATGAGATAGTAATATTGAAACATTTCTTTGATGGTATAGAATTGAATAAAAATTATTTTAGAACAGGACTTAACAATAACCATAAGTTCAAGGCCAATGTAGACACCGATACTTATACTATAAAACTTCTTAACAATAATCTCAACAAAATATCTTCAATGAATAAAGATTCAATCATTTCTGAAATAATGAAAGAATGTAATGGAAAGAAACATTTATATCCCTATTATTTTGATACAATCCTTCAAAAAACGATTACACACTCCAACTATATTGACTGTTATTCTCAAATTATAAAAGGTCTGGTGGATGATACTACAAAAAATATTCTCATAAAAAGCATAGATGAAATGAAGACCAAAATATGTATCTCTCACAAAATAGAAAAAAAATCATATGATAATCTTTGTGATATCAATCTTTATACAGAAAAGATATATGGTCTGAATATTCTACTTGTAAAGTTAGAAAAGTATAATGTTTTAGAAGATTACATTGACAAAAATATTAATGAACTATTCTGTTTATTAAAACTTACTATTGATGATAACATTTTATTCCGTATTCTTTCGTGTATAGAACATATAAACAACGAAATTGATAATATTCTTAATAAAGATCATTTGGATGTTTTGCTATCTATAAAAGACAAGGTCAAATCTAAAAATAAGTTTAAAATAATGGATATTACTGAAAAATATAATTAAAGATATTAAGTGAATTAATATAAATGGATAATTTTACTAACTTTCCGGGAAGTTTGTGTGGTAATGATAATTATTCTTTAATAGATAATAACACATTTGATAGCAAATTACCTATTTGTCTCCATGTTGACAATATTGATGATTTATTGAATGTTAAAAAATATCTTACAGAATATTTGGATAATGATACACCACAATTACAGAATATAGAAGATTCAATTATCACAAAACATATCAAAGAGTTTATTGATAAAGGTAATGTTTTAAGAAATGAATTAGAATCTTCTGAGAAAGAGTATGTAGATTATAGAGATAAGATACAACATAATATAGAAAAAATAAACGCTTTCCTAGATTTTGTCACAAAACTTAATGATATACCAAGTGACCATTATAAACTTTTGAAAGAATCAATTAATATTATCATAGAAGATGCATATGAAAAAGAAAAACTTGAAGAAATAAAAATAAAATATACAACTGCAAAAGATAAATATTTGAAATATCTAAATGAATTGTTACATGTAAATAAACTAAATATAGGAAACAAATGTGGTATTTGTTTTACTAATATTGTTTCAAATTATTACAATCCATGTGGTCATACTATTTGCGGGGATTGTGATATGTTTGACGGTAATCATGAAAATGTGAATACAAAATGTCCAATTTGTAGAAGCGATATCAATGAAAAAAGAAAATTATTTTTCATTTAATAAAATCTTTCTTTATTATAACATTTAGGACATAATAATTTCATTTTATTATCTTCATCTACATCAACCGAACATCTATCAACTTCATTTCCTACTATGAAATTAATACAATTATAACATCTGCCTCCCTGTTTTGAATGTAAGAGTTCTTTATGAGATATTTGCTTTCTTAAAGGCATGAGAGGTTGTATATCATATAACGGTTTCTTGTTAGTTTCATATATTTCTTTAAACATTTTGTAAATATATTCGGGATAAAAATAATATACAAATAAATAGACACTATATAATCCGGTAAATCCATAAAAGTAATACTTAGTTTTTGTCTCCAGCTCAATATATTCTATGGTTATTCTGTATATCACACATATGATAATTAATAAGATCAATCCATTCATATATTATTCATTATTTTTTTCTACATCGGGCGTAATCTGTTGTTTTGTCAAATCTTCTTTTTCATCGTCGAAGTTCTTATCTTCGGAAATTTTATCTTCATCATCCGTAGATTTTTCATCAGCACCTCTCTTTTTACGAGTCCGTGGCGTTTGCCCAGGAGGATTTGTGCATTTTTCCCGGGTATCCCTTCTTCGCTTGGGTTTATCACTTATAACTATCTCTCGGTTTATATTACCCCTACTGTATATTTCATCCTTCTTTTCAAAATTATTTGTATCTTTTTCTTTATTCCCAACAATATAATCATACTCTTGATTACTGAGTTCTTCAATATAATTTTCAATTGCAACTGAGAATTGAGGAAATAAACGATGGGTGTCTTTCACATCGCTATCATTGTATTTCTCCGAGTAAGTTATAAATCTTCTCATTTCTTGTTTTAGTTTATTATCATATTGTGTATACAAACTATATCGCTGATTCACCTTGAAGAAAACAGTTAGGTTGGTTATAATACCCATCATGACTGAAAGAGATATGGCCGAAACATCCATGACTTTCTTCAAATGAGGAATATCATGAACGTTAATATTGTCTTTGACGGTTATTAGAGTGGGTAATATCACTGATCCAAGCTGTAATGCGATATTTGTGAAACAAAAAAGTTTCTTGAACTTTTTTTTTCGTCTTTCTAGATATTTCAGTTTGAAGAGATATTCATTCTTAAATATGTTATACTGTTCTTCCGTTAACTGCATTTTGTCTATAGAATATTTAATGGAGTCTATTTCATTGAACGTCTCCTTGTTAAAGATACAGCACTTAGACTCATCGCTATAAAAGTTTGGGTCCTCCTTCGGAATATCTCTGTAAAATCTCGTTGGATAATTATCTAGGAGTAACTCTATGTGATCGTGTCCCGAGTTTTTGAAATAAAATAACTTCTTCTTCACATATTTACTATCTATTTTATCACCGATTACTTTATCACCTCTTTGAATACCCTCATTAACATCGTTGTAATCAACCCTGTAATCATAATAATATAGAACTATTTCATTCAGTTTGAAAGATAAATATTTCATTGCATTCGCATAGTCCAATTTGGGTTTTTTTTTGTGAATATGCCATATATTCAGTAAGTCTGTGGTATTGTAGAACCAAGATCTTAATTCCATAAACTCCACCTCACTATCTATATTAAGAGTTCTTGGAAATGGTGGTATTACATCTATGAAGTTTTCTTTACTATTGATGTCATCTATGTTATAAGTCTTCAGATATAAATCTTTAGATTCTATATCATCTAATTCATATTTTCTAAATATATCGGGTTCATAATCCGTGCCCTCTCTTGTCCTATGTTCTTCTTCCTCATCTTCTGAAGAGATAGCCTGAACAATATTACGTTTATTCATATTATATTGTGATGGGTCCATGTAAATCATCTGAGGCATATTTTGAACGTATGGATTGAAATGTGAGCGCCCATAATCATTTCCTTCTCCGTAACCGTAGTTCTGCGGTGGATTATATGTATTCCTTTTCGTGTAATCCTCATCATGATATTCTTTTTCTCTATAGTGTTCTTTTTCTTTTTCTTTTTCTTTATAACCTAAAAACGACCACATCTAAATTACTATAAACTATAAACTATAGTATATTCTTTTTTATCATGTCTTTTAGAGCATTCTTTACCGAATAATATTGATGGTCGATAAATGTTTCGTTGTATATATTGGGACTGATGAGTACAGTATTCCATCCTAGTCTTTTAGCGGTTTTTAGATTTGTGGGTAAATCATCAAAAAAATAAATATCAATCTCATCAAATAATGAAACTTTTTCTTTGTATAAGATATCCTCTTCAACATATCTGTATCCCATAATGGATGGTTTCATTTGAACGTTTTCTTTCTCTCTGTGATAAATACCAGGGATACCCCCACGAATCAAATGTAGTAATTGTTTTCTCTCTAGAATATCAATCGCATGCTCCAAAACGGCGTTGGTGTATATATAACTTGGATGTCCGTTATTCATCAGACTATATAATTCTTCATCGTATTTAATTCTCTCTATATTTTTCAATAATCGAGTATCATAAAGAGTATCATCCAGATCATATATCAATATTTTCATAGTGAATAATATTATTATATTATTTTAAGTATTAATTATTTTAAGTATTAATTTTACACTCAATTTAAAGGTTATTTGAAGTATATATATGTATATCTATAATGTCCGAATATCTACTCACCGAAGAAAATAAACGATATGTTGTTTTCCCAATTCAGAATGATAAAGTGTATGAAATGTACAAGAAAGCCGTTGCAAGTTTCTGGACTCCCGAAGAAATTGATCTAGAAAAGGATCTGACTGACTTTAATAAACTCAGTGATGATGAAAGATATTTCATCGAGAATGTTCTCGCCTTTTTCGCGGCCAGTGATGGTATTGTTAATGAAAATCTTGGAGAAAGATTTCTGAATGAAGTTCAGATCAAAGAAGCCAAGATGTTTTATGGATTTCAAATAGCTATGGAAGATATTCATGGTATTACATACTCTCTCCTTATCGATACATATATCAAGGATAGTGTGAAAAAAGATAAACTGCTAAATGCGATCGAAACAATTCCCTCCGTTAAGAAGAAGGCTGAGTGGGCGCAAAAATGGATTGAAGATACGGATTCAGATTTTGGTAAGCGTGTTATAGCATTCGCTGCGGTTGAGGGAATCTTCTTTTCAGGTGCTTTCTGCTCCATCTTCTGGTTAAAGAAAAGAGGACTTATGCCCGGCCTCTGTTTCAGCAATGAACTTATCAGTAGAGATGAAGGAATGCACACAGAGTTTGCCATTCTCATGTATTCGATGCTTGAAAATAAACCGTCGGATGATACTGTTATACAGATTATTTCGGAGGCTGTTGAAATTGAAAAAGAGTTCATTACTGAGTCTCTCCCTTGTTCTCTCATAGGTATGAATCAAGATTTGATGAAGAAATATATTGAATATGTATCCGATAGATTGCTCCTTATGATGGGTATCCCCAAGATTTATAATACAGTTAATCCCTTTGAATGGATGGAGCTTATTTCTGTTCAGGGTAAAACTAACTTTTTTGAAAAACGTGTTGGAGAATACTCTAACGCAGCGAATCCGAATGTTGACAATACCGGGAGTTTTGAAATTGATGAGGATTTCTAAGATTATTTCGCTTCCAGAGAATTGAGAGGCCAATCATCCTCGGATCCATCCAAAAATCTAATCTTTTGCTCACCGTTCACTGTTGGTTCTAATATCTCTGCAGTCTCTTTACCCTGGGTAGTCTTTGCTATCACAGTTTCACCTATTCTAAACCCACTATAAAGGTCCTTGATCAGCCAATCCTCGGATCCACCATCCAAAAATATAATCTTTTGCTTACCGTTCACTGTTGGTTCTAATATCTCTGCAGTCTTTATACCCCACCGACCCCTTGCTATCACAGTATCACCTATTCCAAACCCACTTTCAAGGCCCTCGATCGGCCAATTCTTGGGTTCAGATCCATTATGGTAGAGGAAGCCATCCCAAAATTTAATCTTTTGCTTACCTTTCACTGTTGGTTCTAATATCTTTGCAGTCTGTTTACCCCGGGGAGTCCTAGCTACCACAGTATCACCTATTCCAAACCCACTTTCAAGGTCCTTGATCGGCCAATCCACGGGTTTATATCTACCATCCAAAAATTTAATCTTTTGCGCACCGTTATCTGCTGATTCTAATATCTTTGCAGTCTTTTTACCCTGGTCAGTCTTTGCTATCACAGTATCACCTATTCCAAACCCATCACTTTCTTGTTTTCCAAACCCATCACTTTCTTGTTTTCCAAACCCATCACTTTCTTGTTTTCCAAACCCATCACTTTCTTGTTTTCCAAACCCATCACTTTCTTGTTTTCCAAACCCATCACTTTCTTGTATTCTCAAGCAACAATTATTTATTATATTACCATCTCTATTATCTCCTAGTTTTATCCAGCCTTTGACTCCGTGAGCATTTGTAGCATATCCTAAGGTTATAGTTTCACCTGTATAAATTGATTTTGTAACTATTTTCTTTATTATTATAACACCCCCTTCATTAAATATCCTTCCAGATTTATCTTCACCCTCTGTTGTTTGTTGATCATTCATCTCTTTAATTACACTTTCTAAAAAACGTTTATATTTTCTTCTATTTTCTAGTGCCTGCGAAAGATCATTTATTGTTTCTTTTTTCAAAGATTCAATAATTGTATCTGTTTCTATGGTTTCGGGGGCTTTTGTTATAAGTTTATTTAATCTATATCTTTTCACACGATAGATTCCCATATCTACTATTTTAACCCCGCCGTCGACACAAAAATAATCTTTAAAAAAATCAGTCCAAATATCTACAAATTTATCGGAAGTTTGAAACTCTTTACCATTGTTTACTGTTAGAAATCTCTCATAAATCACTTCTACAATTGTATATGGATCTTCACCTAATAATTTGGCACGCATCACTTGATCATAAAAGTCCCCGGCATCGCGATTTATAAAACCATCATAATCAATCACATTAGTTTCACGCAAAACTTTGTATATTCCACCGATTGGAGGTTCTATTCTATTCATACAATCTCCCTCCAAATACTTCAACGCTTTTTGAAATATATGATTATAAAATGACCCCCCCACATCATAAACTTTCCAACAAAACATAACTAACATCCTATCTATATAATCTTTATCACGACCACTGTCACTATCTATATTATATATCTTTAGAGATTTGTTCTGTTTATATCTCTCTTCCCCGGAAGAGAGATATAAACAGAATAATTTGTGAACAATTTTGTTTTTCATCCCATTATTTTGAGTGCCTGTGTCAAGATAGGGATTAAAAAGGCGTTTGTTAACAGGGCCCACCCCTTCCCCTTCCCCTTTTACATAACCAATCCATTCCTTGTCTGCGCTCCTAGATGCCACTATAGTATCACCTATCTTAAACTCTAATTTCCCCTTTATATTATTATTTACTTGAGCTAAATAATGATCCATATTTTGATCGGTTTCGGGCGAGGTATACTTCATGGTGATTATTTCCCTACGCGTTGTTTTATCAATTGATTCATTGATAGATAACAATCTTCTCATTATTTCCTCGGCAGATGGTCGATGATCAGCTTTTTGTTGCCAGCATTCTTTCATAAGCTCTTTAAAAGATTTGAGAAACGGGTCTTTTTCCGCGCGGCGGCGGTCGCCTCTCCGGAGAGGCCACGCCGAATCTCCGTAGTCAGTAGTGGGACGGGAACCAAGCGCCACTTTGTTCGGGATTGCCTCAGGCCGGACCTTATCACATCCCCACGGAATACTCCCCATCAGAAACTCATACATAACCATTCCAAATGAAAAAATATCCACCTTCTCCGTGTAGGAGTCACCCAGCAGAATTTCTGGAGCCATCCAAAGGACAGATCCAACGCCGTCTCCACCGCCACATCTCTTCTCACCGCTTATTTCAGCGTCTTCAGCGTCATCTAATATTTTGCGCCCCTCCCCTAGATCAATAATACATCCCCTCTTATTACTCTCGTGTGTTTCTATACAAATATTAGACGACTTTATATCTCTATGAAAAATACCCGTACATTTAGTATCATCTCTTTTAGTGTTGAAAGTATGCATGTAATTAAGTCCTGAAGCTACATCATATAATATTTGTAGTGTATCATGTGGGGTGATTTTTTCTGTTTCCCTTTTGCCCTGGCCAGGCCAGGCAGCAGAGAGTTTATCTCCCGATTTTCTCATAATAAAAATTACTTTATTATCTTTTAAAACTATGAATAAGGGAAAGGCTATTATGGGGAAATTATTCAATCTGTAAAAATCTCTAAACTTACTAATATTATCTTTATTATTTACTCCATCGGCAAATGTAACGTAACCCATCACACCCTCGTCGATAATATCTTTTTTTATATTGTTTAGCCTTGATTCAAAATGTTCCTCCTCGTATATTGTATTCGGTGTCGGGAATCCAACCTCTTTAATAACCAGCGGCATATGGCCGCATCCTTCTATATATACCGTTTCGTTATCAACGGTTGAGGGGACTTGATAAACTTTTCCGTGAGCTCCCTCACCTATAGGTGTCCCCCATTTGTTTTCATCTTTTAAAAACTTTCTTAATCCTCCAGAAAAAATAAAGGGGAGATTATCAATTCTACTAACCGGGTTCATTAAATCTCTATCATTTGCAAGTGTTTGAAAGTGATCATATATTTCATTTTTTTTTCCTTCTATCATATCACGTATTACTGGAGTGGTTCTCGCTACTGTAAAGGATGGTCTTTCGTAGTAAATCTCATTAAAAAACTTACTCGTCAATCCTGTTTTAAAGGTTTTATCTAGATTTCCTATATCTATCCCGACTAATTTTTCAGTAGGCTTTGCTGAAAAATCTTTTAATATTGCATTTTTAATTGTTAGGGAATTGCTGCCCGGGGTAAACATGGGTTTTTTGTCTTTTGTAATTTCGTAATGATGAGTTCCCCCCTCTATATGAAATATAGTTTTAATTATACACAAAGAAAAAGGATTTAGATAGATCCGATCTTCACCACTCAACCACCCCGTCGCACGTAATTTAATTGCAGGGAGATCAAAACTATAATTTATGATCAAACTTATTTTTTTACAGATTTCTATCTGTCCCGGAACGCCTGACTCTAAGTTTCTTATTTCGAGTTGTTTTTCTCCGGCAAAATTGAAATTAATCACTTCTGCTGGATTTTCTTTAGAAAGTTCAAGTAAATATTTAATGACTTTCATAACATATGTGTCTTTAGCTTTCCAAGGCCAAAACCCACCATATTTTTTATTCTTCCTTTTTTTAGTAAGAATATTTTTATGGTGTAATCGGTTTCTATTAGTATTTTTTCTATTCGTTTTTTTATTACTTCTTTTGTGAACTATCTTATTATGTCTCCTTTCTCTACGACTCATTTTTTTATGAGTTCTTTTTCTTCTTTTCAAGGTACACTTTTTGCCCCCCATGATATAATATATAATATATTATATATATTATTTTACATGAACCTCTCCAAAAAAAATTCTCTTAAAAGTGGCTGAATACTAAATGTCGCGGTGGCCCCAATGTAACCGGTCAATGCGCCAGAAGCTAGCAAGAAGCCCCCGCAAACTACAACAACAACAATCCAAGTTACTATCTGTATATTTCTCTTCTTTATATTATGCTTATTTTCGGCATCCCAATTAACTGTCTGTCCCATATAAAAACTCCACCAATCTCTTATATACTCATCTTTATCTGATCGTGTTTGTAAATACTTCAAAAAAAGACAATATTTATGTAGTTTAGATATTTCTAAATTTTCGGGTGGTACACCCGAAAATTTAGAAATATCTTTTAAAGCAAACTCAAAGAGCGTCGCGTAATTCTTCCCCGTTATATTTAATGCACTATTAAATTTTGGCCGAGGTGTACTATCTGATAATGTTCCAATGAAATTATCATCACTAAATATTTTGCTACCAAATGCTTGACATGTAAAGGGATATGATGACATACCTTTAAAAAGTTCATCTCGGATAGTGGTTGAATCACGTTTTTTTGTATGAAGCTCATATAATTGAGATATTAAATATTCGGGAGGTTGTTTTATAAGAATATTACCCTTTCCTCCTTTATCTCCACTTCTGAGCCTGGAACCTAACCATATGCTGTTTGTTGAAAAAAAGGTAAAAAGAAAACCTGGAAAACTTTTAAAATCAACTATCCATCCATATCCAACTTTTCTATTATCATATTTTTTAATTGTACCTTCGCCATAATAACGATGAAATATAGTCTGAAGTACAAATTTTTTTTCGGCCGCGGGTGATCTAAAAAATTTTATTGTATCTTTAAGATTTCCAATTGGATACCATTTCTCTATATTATTTCTATAAATATCTACAGAGGTTCCTCCCGAATTCCCTGATTGATTCAACGAATCCGTGACGATATTTTCACCAATATCACTTTCATATTTTTCTTCATAAAAATCTTTATTTTTAGATAAAAACTGTTCCCAGGTAAGTTCACTGGAACCATATACAACATTATCTAATTTTTTATCATTATATAATTCTTCGGCTACCATAACATCTATCTTATACATATTAGTTCCACTTTGTTGAGGAACTCGTTTTAAACTTTTAGGATCAATAGAACCTTCATCCTTTATCAACCATGCACCACCCTTCATTCTTTTGTTCAAATTACGTTTTGTTTTTCTTTTATTCAGAGTTTTTCGTTTATTCAGAGTCTTTCGTTTTCTCGAAACTTTTCTGGATTTTTTATGAGATAAAGGGTATCGTTTTCTAATACTTTTAGATCTTCCCATATATATATTATATATAATGTCCGAATATCTACTTACCGAAGAAAATAAACGATATGTTGTTTTCCCAATTCAGAATGATACGGTTTATGAAATGTATAAGAAAGCTGTCGCAAGTTTCTGGACTCCCGAAGAAATAGATCTAGAAAAAGATTTGACGGACTTTAATAAACTCAGTGATGATGAAAGATATTTTATTGAGAATGTCCTTGCCTTTTTTGCCGCCAGTGATGGTATTGTCAATGAAAATCTTGGTGAAAGATTCTTAAATGAAGTACAAATTAAAGAAGCCAAGATGTTTTATGGTTTCCAAATCGCTATGGAAGACATTCACGGTATTACATACTCTCTCCTTATTGATACATACATCAGGGATAGTGTGAAAAAAGATAAACTACTAAATGCGATTGAAACAATTCCTTCCGTCAAGAAGAAGGCCGAGTGGGCTCAAAAATGGATTGAAGATAAAGATTCAGATTTTGGTAAGCGTGTTATAGCATTCGCGGCGGTTGAAGGTATCTTTTTCTCTGGTGCTTTCTGTTCTATCTTCTGGTTAAAGAAAAGAGGATTGATGCCTGGTCTGTGTTTCAGTAATGAACTTATTAGTAGAGATGAAGGTATGCATACTGAATTTGCTGTTCTCATGTATTCTATGCTTGAAAAGAAACCCTCAAATGAAACTGTTATACAGATTATTTCGGAGGCTGTTGAAATTGAAAAAGAGTTCATTACTGATTCTCTCCCATGTTCTCTCATAGGTATGAATCAGGATCTTATGAAGCAATATATTGAATATGTTTCCGATAGATTGCTCCTTATGATGGGTATTCCCAAGATTTATAATACAGTCAATCCCTTTGAATGGATGGAGCTTATTTCTGTTCAAGGGAAGACTAATTTCTTTGAAAAACGTGTGGGTGAATACTCTAATGCGGCAAATCCGAACGTAGACAATACGGGGAGTTTTGAAATCGATGAGGATTTCTAATTTATTATATTTTCGCTTTTAAAGATTGTCTATTTCTTTTACGATCTGTCTTTTACTTTTTCCCATATATAATATTTATACAAAACATTTAGATATGAAATCATCTGGCATTAAACATCTTTTCATATGATCCCCTATAACTACTATAATATTCGATAAATGACTTTCTTCATTATTTATCTCATCATTCATTTCATCCATTCTTATAGTATCTTGAGATAAACTACTATTACATATCTCAAAAATATTCTTATATTCTTGCATAATATGATATGTATTACTGTATCTAAAATATAGATAGAGATTTGTTGTAAGCAATCCATAACAGGAATATTTAAAGAATCTCAATCTCCCCACAATACTTCTTAAAAATAACATGTATCTTTCAGTATCTTCATCGGATAATGAATGAATCTCCTCTATTTTGATAACTTTAACTCTTTCATCATTTTCGTGATAACTTTCTATAATATTTCTACATAGGGGACATGTGTCTTTTTTCGTTTTAAACCACTTTTCAATACAAGTTTTACAGATTATATGATTACAGTCAGTCTTACACGGATTTTCTAAATCCTCAAAACATATAGGGCATGAATCACTATCTATTTTTATTTCTTTTAAAATATTTTCTTCTAATACATTATCCAATGTTTCTTCCATATTCTATGACTTATTTTTTTTCATTAATCTGTCCAAATTAGATTTAGATTTCGGAGTGGTTCTCATTTTCTTTTTGTGTTTCTTACCTCTATATATCTTACCATTTTCATCATATTCTATTATTTTAATACCGACTATCTTTTCATTTTCATACTCAACTATATTAGCTTTGTTGAATTGACCATCATTACACATCTTAAATAGAAGACTTTTTAAATCTTCTGATTTTGTTTCATCTAGATTATTCTTTTCTTTTTCTTCCAAGACAAATTTTTGTAAACGATTCAATTTCATACCCTTTTCTAATTTCGTCCATTCTTTATCATACATAGACTTCTCAACCACAACTTCATCTTCTAAATAATCATTTATATCTATATCTGGTGTTGATTTTGATAATATATGTTTTTCTGTTGTTTTAATTTTATGCTCATCCGTCCCTTGTTCTACGTTATTCCCCGAAAGCACTTCTTTTAAATCAGTAGATTCCATGTATTCTTTATATATATTTATCGATAGTTCTTTAAATATATAAAAGGTAAAAATAATGATAAAAGTTGAAAATAATGATAAAAGTTGAAAATAATGATAAATTATTTACTGATATTTAGAATATTCTAACGTATGAAAATGATATATTAAATTATGTATTAGATAGTCCCTCATTCCGCCCCCATATTTTTACTGTTCCACCACTTGGATCTCTGACCCATCCTTGATTTTGTAGTCCGCAAAAGTGCGGGCGTCCTCGAGCTGCTTGTCCTCGAAGGACAGCTCCTTATCTTTCAAAGAGATATCCATCTCTGACAACGTCGCCTTCAAGCTCTCGATCGTGTCGCTGCTATTGACGGAGAGTTTGGGAGTCCCGCCATTGAGAGTCTTGACGGAGATCTCCATTAAGCTCTGCATTAAGCTCTGCTGTGCTGCTACTGATGTGTCTGCTGCTCCTGCCGGTGGCGGTGCCACCGGTTTTTCTCCAAGCTCCAACACTGAACCCTGAACGATTTCACAATCAAGCATTGATTTACTTTCTTCCAGAATTTCACCTCTGAATGACAGAGCCCTATTACCTTTAGCTATATTAGCACTCTTGCCGATACGTTTTAGCTCCATGTTGAACCTATTCAGGACAGTCTCGACCGTTTCAGAACCTTTCACTAAGAGTTTAAACAGTTCTTCCCCTGAGGTTCCCTGATATTTCACAGTGATTTCAACTAATCGTGAACCTTTTATTTGCTCATATAATTCATTTATCGCATCATCTTCTACTGATATTCCCATTATATTATTTCGTATCAATATTTTGGCCGCATCTCTGTATATTTTATTTTTATCAATTTTTTTATTAATTTTAGGGGAGTTGGCTGTTTCAACAAGTGTAGGTATAGGATATGCTTGTAGTTTATTAAATAAACTCTTGAGAGTTTCTATATGTTTTACAACAAGCGCCGCTTGTTCTATTTGCTTTGTTCTCTGTTTTTCTTTATAATTAGTATGGAGTCTAACAATGGTTGCGCTCCACGCTCCCTGTGCCACCGATAATGCTGTACTACCTAATGCACTACCGACCACACCTAATGCATTACTTAATTGCTCTCCTGCTTCTTTAAGGTCCGAGACCCTTCCATCCACTTCTACGGCTCGGTCGGGATCGTCCGTTGGCTCTTCGGCGGTTGGAGTGTCTGCGCGCTGGGGCTCGGACTCGGCGTCGCCAGAGGTGGAGCCAGAGGTGTCTGAGTCAGAGGCGGAGCCGAGGGTGTCTGCGCGCTGATTATCTTCCCGCGGCCCACCCCCAGATGACGCGACGGTAGGGGTGGTAGACTCTCTTGATATATCATCCAAAAATTTCATGTCCCTTTTAATTTGAGCATCATGCGACGGATCCAAGTCCTCCATCCAGTAATTTTTGCTACTACTATCTTCATTTAAATTATTAATTAAAAGATAATATTTAGTTAATGTATCAGTTAATCTTTCTGAACTACATATTTTTCTAAAGATGATGATTTTACATATCATTTCTAATTTAGTTTCCGTGATGAGTTGGTTCAGAGAAATGTTTTTTCCTGCTATAAGTTCTTTTATTTTTTCTTCACACTCGGTGTCATCTAACTTATCAATATATTTTTCAATCCTTTTGTATTTTATGAATTTAACACGATACAACGCCATCGACGCACTCTCAAAGTTTGTCAATTCCACCGGCATATTATCAATGTCGCCTGCCCACCCCGATATTTTTTCTTCTATTTGTTCATCACTCACGATTTTCAATTTTTTCTCATCATCACTATAATGTTTTATAAGATATTGTATAAGTTCCTTGTAGGTAGGTGTCTCAACATTATATTCTGCGGTCTTGATAAATTGTATAGCAAATGTGTCGACAAACTCTTTGTAACTTTCCTTATCCAGATCTTTTAATATAGTCGTAGTTGAAAATGTTTCATCATCTTTATCCGATTTGTAATCACTCAATTTAGATAATTTTTCATCTATTATTTCTTTAATTTGTTCATTGTTCAGTATTGTTGTATTACCATGATATAATTGATTAATTTCAATATCTTTATGCTTTAGAGAAAAAGATCTAATAGCAGCCATATTGGTTTCCCTATCTACAGCTTCTAAGGTTAATATACCATATCCAATATGTTTAGTGAAACGATCTTTAAGTTTATGTTTTACATTATCTATATTATCTAAAATAAAAGGTTTCTCTTCACCCTCTTTATTAAGTATACCCTTAATAATACTATCTGGTGTTGTAATATATTGCTCTATAACTTTATCATAGTATTTTTTCCAAATGTAATTATATATCTCTTTTTCTCTGGTCAATGTTTGTTCGCCGCCGAACGGACCCCAAGATCTTTTTTCACGAAGGAGTGTACTAACATATCTCTCTGTTTTTCTATTTTCACTAGTCATAGATATTGTATCTTGTTGCATCTTTTGAGTATTTTTAATTACATCCAGCGATAAGCTTTGATAAACATCAAATGTTATTAAATTAGATATTGTATCTTCTATTTTGTTACCACCTTCGACATCTCTCTGAGAGTTAGAAAGAAGCGTATACTTCATATTTATATTATCATTAGTCAATGCAACCGGTTCGATATCTTTTTTACCAATTGCTGTTTCTAATTGGCTAGTGTTTTTTATCCCCATAGCTTTCATCATAGGATTTTCAAATAATACCGTAATAGTTTTGTCTCTAATATTCTTTCTAATAGCTTCGCGGTCGGTCCGTTCTTTTACTTTTTCTGGTAGAGCTTTTTGTAATTCACTATTTAATAGTGCTCTTCTCTCATCGCGGTCGGTCCGTTCTTTTACTTTTCCTGGTAGAGCTTTTTGTAATTCACTATTTACTAGTGCTCTTCTTCTCTCATCCTTCTCCGTCATGTTCTGAATCAATTCTTTCTTGTATACCGTAAGAGCATCTGTATCCAAATCCTTTATTTCATCAAGTGTTTTTAATTTTTCAGCATCCGCAAACCCCCCCCTTTTATTTTCAAGTTCCTGCCACTTAAAGAGACTAGCGCCATCCAAATCCTTGAGACTATCCAGTGTAGCCGCACCACCATGCAATATATTTAAACTTTTTATATCACCAGTCATAGTTTCTTCTAAAAATTTTCCATACAAATCTATAAAAGTATCAACATTAGTATTTACAGTTTTAACTATGTTTTCTAGTACTTTCTTGAATATTTTTTTCCAAATGGTTAAGTTGCCATTGCCATCCTTTACAAGAAAGTTTAATCTTGTTGGATCTTTGTAATATTTAACAGTAATAGATTTCTGCATCTCCTCTGCGAGATAATCTACGGCTCTATCTGTGGACCTCGAGGTGTAAAGTTTATACTTTTTATTTAATGCATCCATCTTAACATTATTATTTTGCTCAAATGGATTTGGTTTTCCATCCGCTCTAAGAACATATGCGTGATCCTCATTATCCTTACTAAATCTATTAATAAATCTATTACTATTTAATATATCATTAATATACAGATAGTTATATAGTTTACATTTATTTGTAAGTCTATCAATGACTGAATTAGTACACATATTTGAAAATGGTCCTAAAGAACATTCTATAATATCCACCAACATAAAGTAAAATTGGTTCCCACTACCCTCCACTAAACTCGCTAAATCTGCTTCTCTTCTTTCTGCTAAATCTCCTAAATCTCCTTCTTTCGCCGTTATTTTATCTTTTATTCTTTGAAGGCCATCTTCTCCTAACACCGTTTTGTCTAAGATTCCTTCTGTAGTAAAAAAAGTCATAAGCGATAATAAATATTTTTTTAAAACTGGAATTATACTACTATCTCGGTTTTTGATTTTTTCATACTTTATATTGTAGAAATTTTTGGTATCATCATTAACTGGCTTAAAAATATCTTGTAATATTCTAGTATGAACTGAATCAGAATCTTTGAATTGTCCTTGCTTGTAAAGTCCCATCATTGATGATTTTGAAAGTGCTGCTCCTCGTCCCAATAACGTATTAACTACTCTGTCTGTTAAAAATTCGAGAAATGGGTGTAGATTAGTGATTACTTCAGAATAATATTTTGTCTTTTTCATAGTAGCATCTTTCCTCATCAAAGATGTTTTAGTTCGACAGGTATTTACAAAATATTCATTATCACAACATGTAAAAATAATATTTTTGAGTAATGTTCCTATTGTTTGGGTTTCATAATAATTTATCAGGTCTTTATTACATATATCCTCAATCCTTTTATGACCATTTTTAAATTTTTCAATATTTTCTTTAGGATCAGGTAATATATCTCTCACGGGGAACTGATTGTATACTTCATCTAATTGATGTAGATATTCTCTATAATCTGGAAATGCGCCAGTCTCTTCAGAAAGTCCAGCTTCATTAGTTTTCACTGAATAATCTCGTATATTACCCTTGTATTCAGACTTATCAAAAAAAGATAACCCGTCTAAGTTCTCTCCTTCCAATAAATCAAGACGTCTTTTAAAGCGGGGGGAGACTGCTCCTTCTGCCGTTGAAAATATGCTTTTATCAGTTTCTTTTATAAAACCTTTCAAACTATCGAAGATTGTATTTTTTATACCTTGTACAAATTCAGGCTTATGGGCAGAATCCAAAAATTTTATAGCATTTGATACTTCTGACGTTTCATTATATTGTTTAGCTCTTTTTCGCCTACGTGCTCTTTCTTCCGTATTTTCACCACCGTATTTTACACTGTTATGTCTTTTTCTTTGCTTCTTGTGTGTTGCGCTAACACGCTTATAACGGTGCTTCTTATGAGTTGCACTCACTCGCTTGTAACGATGCTTTTTGTGGGTCGCACTCACTCGCTTGTAACGATTTTTCTTATGTGTCGCACTTGCTCTTTTTCGGTGTTTGCGAACTTTACGGGCAGTTTCTCGAACTCTTCCACTCATTTATATATTAGAATATATTTTTTTTTGTTACTTCTTTTTAGTTTTTTTACATAAACCTTTTATTTTATTACAATTTAAATATTCTTTTTCATCAGGAATTAATTTTTGTAATTTTTCACATGTTCTTCTTAATTCACTACACCGTTGATTCAATTCTTTTTTTATATTTTGAGTGAGACCCTCCCTTTCACAATAGCAACAAGCAGCATAATTACATAAGCATTCAGTTACAACCAATACTTGATGATATTCTCTCAACGCTTCACATTCTTTACCCATATAATCACACATCTTTGATGTTACACGATTTCTTGTATTATGACAAAACTCTGATAGCTTCATACATTCACTCTTTTTCATTAATAATTAATAATTAATATTAGATATTAATATTATTAAATATGTTCTTATAATCTAATGTGGTTGGTGTAAGAAACGAAAACCCGATGTAGTAAAAATTAAAATATGGTGTAAATATTATAATATGTGTATTTGTGAAGATTGTTATGATAAAAAAAGAGGACATACTTAAGAATATGAGTCAATGGTTTGATAAATGAGTCTCGTTCAATGTGAAAAAGTTTCTGTAAAAGAAACCTCTGATGGAAGAGGTTTGGGTGTCTTTGCTAATACCGATATATCTTCCGGAGATATTGTTGAGATAGGAGTAGCCAGACGAGTTAATTGTGATGGTAATAATAATAATTACTTATTTACATGGAGTGAAGATAGAACTATATGGGCATTTTGTTCTGGATGTGCTACATTTTACAATACATCGTTGGATCCAAATACAGAGATGAGTAGAGATTTTGAAAATAACATATTTACAATTCATGCGATTAAGGACATCAAAAAAGCTGATGAACTAACACACACTTATCTCAGTCTCTCATGGAGGTTATGTTTCCTAGGTTTGAATGAAGAACTAAATCTTGCGAAAGATACCATAGAAGCTGATACTATTACCCCATCTCTTTAACATTTGCATCTGATTATCTTTATAATTAAATCTGTGTATTTTTTATAAATCTCATCCTGAGAGTTTTGTATACCATTTAGTTTATATTTGAGATCTTTAGTATCATTCTTAAGAGTTTCTTTATCTTCTTCTAATATCTTATTCTTATTCACGAGTTCATTATTCTTATTCACGAGTTCATTATTCTTATTCATGAGTTCATTATTCTTATTCACGAGTTCATTACAATTTAAATCAGAGATAATATATTTCATAAAGTTCGACATACCGTTCATTAATATTATAGCTTTATTATATCTTTATTACTCTTTCATCATCTTAAATAATTTAAGGAAAATTTGATAAGAATACAATAGGATAGAAAACAACTACATACAAAGGGATAAAGAAAGACCCAAAGAACATGAGCTCTCCAGTTGAACATACGCAAACAGAACCCACCGAGAGTTCCGGTGTTTCCACCAGCACGAACAATGCTGGAGGACAGTCCTTCCTCGTGACCAGGGAGCAAATGTTCCTGCGCTTCCTGATCCTTGGGTCCGATAAACCCCAATACTATGTCTCAGATAAAGAAAACAATCTGGAACATCTCACCAATATTCTCATGATGATTGAAGAGGGTTATGGGCTAAAGATGGTTCAGACCATGGTAGATGTAAGTCTAAATGCTAGAGCACCGAAACAAACATATACTTTCATCGCTCTCTCTATTTGTTCCCTGAATGATGATCTGGAACTCAAGAGAGCCGCGAATGAGGCAGTTCTCAAGATCTGTCGCATTCCAACTCATCTCTTTGAATACCTTGATCTCAGAGAAAAGATCTCGTTGAAACTCAAAAAGACCACGGGATGGGGGAAAGCTCACAGGAAAATTGTTGGACGATGGTACAATGAACACAAGGGATCCAACGAACTTGAACTTGTCAGGAGTTGCACTAAGTACAGTAATCGGCATGGATACACACATAGAGACGCTCTAAGACTGTGCCACTCTAAACCCAACTCTGGAGCGAGAAAGATTATCTATTCATATCTTACGAAAGGTTTTGAAGACTCTGTAACCGTTTCAAAGAGTATTACTGAAAAGAGTCTGCCAAATGATTCTCTTTTGAAGATCTCAGAAGTCCTTGATCATATCATCGCTGTTGAGGATGCGAAAGCTCTGAAACCGACTGAACATTCAAAGATGTGTGAACTCATTATGAAACATCGTTTAGTGAGAGAGCATGTTCCATCCGATCTTCTGAACTCCAAAGAGGTATGGATGGAACTCCTCAAGAACATGCCACTGACTGCCCTCATTCGTTCTCTCTCAAAGATCTCATCTCTCGGTATCCCCGACGATGAAGAACAATGTAAGAAAATTGTTGAGAAGATTAATAACAAAGAAAATATTGAACGCTCTAAGATTCATCCAATACAGATTATGGTTGCTCATCTTACTTACTCCGCCGGTCAAGGGAATAAGGGTTCTCTGAAATGGTCTCCGAATGCCAAAATTACAAGTGCTCTTGACAGCGCGTTTGAACTGGCCTTCAAGAATGTGATCCCATCAAATAAGCGTATCTTGAACGCGATTGATGTTTCAGGTTCTATGACTGCTCGGTGTAACGGTGGTTCGGGAATGCCCATAACATGTCATCAGGGCGCCGCGGTTATGGCTCTTATGATGGCGAGAAAAGAACCATTCTGTCACAGTGTAAGTTTCTCGGTGAATTACGCATCCACCAACCGATACGGAGAGACGACCATTACTAATGTGTTGAAAGAACTACCTCTAAGGAAAGAAACAACTATTAAGGAGGCTTTCGGAATTACTCAGGACATGGACTTTGGTATGACTGATTGTGCCTTGCCCATAATCTATGCTCTGGAAAAGAAGATGGAGATTGACACCTTTATCATTTATACGGACTCTGAAACCTACTATGGAACGATACATCCATTTGAAGCTCTCAAGAAGTATAGAAAAGAAATGAATCTTCCCGATGCGAAACTTGTTGTCATGGGGATGCAAAGCAACGGATTCAGTATTGCGGACCCAACTGATAAAGGAATGATGGATGTGGTTGGATTCGATGGTGCCACTCCTCAAATTGTTAGCGATTTCTCAGCTGGAAAGATATAAAATATCCTATTTCACGCTTACCAGAATTTGATTTATAAACAGAGTTATTTTATAATATAACTACAAAGATATGTTTACTAATAATCATGTCAAGAGTTTAAGAGAAGAACTTATATCTGTCCATGATGCGTATAAAAAAGAGATATGGAATATAGACGCGAAAAGAATTGATGGTCTTAGAGATTTGGAATTGTGTGAAAAAGTATACGATGACATTAAATTAGAAAATGAAAGACTCATTGAGGCAAACCTACGTTTAGGAGTTCTTGTTGAACAAACAGAAAAAGATGCTGAAAAATGGAAAGAAGCTGCACTCAAATATGAGTATCTTTGTGAACAGATGGATCGGGTAGGTTTGAAACAGTCGGATGATATCTTTGATTGTCACCGAGATATTGTGCTCCCTCCTATTACAGAGAGAGAAAAGAATAGATATGTCACTACCCATTTAACAGGGACAGACATAGATGAAGAGGTTGAAGAAATTGATGAAGGAATTAATGAAGGAATTAATGAAGTAATTGATCTAACAGTTTCTGGTTCTGAAGATTATGATATACAGGAGATTGTTCAGAGAATTACTGATAGTATTACTAATAATATTAATGATGATATTACTGATAATAATGTTACCAATGACAATCCCGGGGATGATTATCTAGAGTTTGAAGGCATATCAGAATTATTCGATGAAAATGTTGTTAATCTTTATTATGAAGAGTATGATGATGAAGACTATATGGATGAATTAGTTTATCGTGTGAATCGTTATATCAATCTCACTATATATTTGCCACGCGATGACCAATCAACCTAAATATAATGAATACGAACATCAAGATATTTGAAGAACTATTATACATCAGATAGTATGTTAGATATGGGTGAATATCGTTACATATTTTTTTACTGTATATCTCGTAAAGGACATAGAAGAAGATACAATTAATGATAGACGAAATTATTAAAATCGGATCTTTAAGTTTAGATACAAAGGGAAATAAACGGTGTGTAAATATCTTGGGGTAATTAAACTGTTTTATAATAAGGAGATTTATCAGAGCAAGTGTAATGACTATACCGAGTTCCAGTATATAATAATCGTAAACAAATGTGAGCATTGGTGTATTATTACATTCCTCTACCTCTTTTACATCATAAAGATATTTTATTACGATACTATTCGCAAGGATTATATAAAATAATAACATATATATTGTTTCGGTAATACCTAAAGAAAGATTCATTATATATGGGTATAGAAAATATGTTAGACGTTGATATTATACAGAGATTTAAAGTTGGGGGATTGTTCTTTTTACAGATGTACAAAGTCATGACAGGGACACTCTTAGCTCTTTTTGTCCCTCAAAAATGTGGTGATAGTATTTGTACGATTGATGAAAATCTCAACGATAATGATGATTTTCATATGAAAGTTTTAAGTTGGAATATTCTTACCTCTGTTCTTTTCTTAGGATATTACATCCTTGAACTACGAAGAGAAGAATGGTCGATCAAGTATCTGGATATAGATAATGATAAATCGGATAATTCTCTGAAAGAAGAAATTGTTAAATACAAAGAATTAGATGTAAAGATGGATCGCATGAACAAATATTATTATAATATTGTAAGAGTTACTATTGTATTCTATATTATTAATAATCTTCTTTCTATGAGATTACTGAAAGATAAATATTATAGCTCAACGACATTGTCTTGTTTTTTTAGTTTTTCTTTACTTGTGGGTATGAAACTATATAATTCATTTTGTGTCGCTAAAAACTCAGTCCTTCATGATAAAATGACAAGTGCTTATATGACAGAGTTTGTATCATACAATGTGATTGATAGTGATTATTTGCAAAGCGGTAAAAAATATAATATTTAATGATAAATATAGAATACATAAAAATTATCTAATATAGAATATAATTAGATATGAACAATACTACATATTCGGCATTGGTCCCAGAAGGTAATAATATTTTAGATAGTTCGGTTATAAATCGTGATTCGGGAGATATGAGAAACACAAACATGATGGGGTCTATATCCGAAGATATTGTTTCTAGAGATGATAATCTTATTTCTGGATATATTGCAAACAAAGATGATATTTTCAAAGGATTTGATTTAGACGAAGTTATAACATCTGTGAACAATGGGAGAGTCAAAGATGCCATGAAAGTAGCTGAAAATGCTGTTTCACAAGATATTTTCAACGATATCGTTATTAAGAGAGATAATTCAGAAAATTCTGTAAAAGGAATCGTTGAAGAAACGGCGTTAAGTAACTATTATTTCTCAAAAATGAATACTGATATAGTTCATGATACAATAAGATATAACATTTATAAAAATACAGGGGATGTTGTATCAAGACAATCTGAAAATGAGCTATTTATTATCATGCGTTCTATTCTTCTTCAATACGGCAATTTTAGAAGCGGATATGATGAACTCAAGAATGAGATAATTGATTTAAATGAAAAAGTTGTGGATTACTGCACCGAATATGTTTCTTCACAGGTAAAACAACATACTCAGTATGTCAATGAACTTGAACGTCTACCAACCCCCATTGATTTTCCCACAAGTTCAAGAGAATTTAATTATACATATGATATTTCTAATCTTTTGTAATTATTTTCTATTGTAATAGAAACATAATGGATATGAGTAAATTACCAACATCACCACCAGGGATCAGATATCTATGACCCACTCAAAACAGACTTAGAAGAAATAAATAGACAACTTTCTAATATGACTGATGAAAGCGCAGGATATAAAGGTTTAAAACAACGACGCGCATCACTCATATCTAAAATAAAAAGAAGAGATAAAAACAAAACTAGATCAGGAGAGTTCGGGGTGGGATAAGAAAATTGAATCGAAAAAAGAAAAAAGAAAAAAGATATACTAAAAAGAAAAGAAATACAAGAAAGAAATATAATAAAAAGAGATATACTAAAAAGAGATATTAATTCTTATCATTTAAATATATATTTATAATCTTATTCATGAATACTTCAAAAAAGATAGATGATAAGTTAAATAGCTGGTCAAAATCTATTCCTTTAATTATCTATGGCCAAGAAGGATCAGGTAAAACAACTCTTGCTCTTGAAATACTTGAAGGATATAATCTTATAAAAGTTCTCCCAGAAAACATTGATAATATTAATATTGAAGAATATATTTTATCTTCTATTTCTCGAAAGGACGTCATTCAAATGTTCAATAACTCAAAGGGGAAGGCTCTGTATATAGAAGATTTTCATCTTTTTAAGAACAATATACAAAGTAAAATAATCAACATCTTAAAAGGTTGTAAGATACCAATAGTTATTATAACGAGTAAATTATCCCGAAGTATAGATATTATAAAAAGAATTTCTTTATTCTTTGAATTGCAATATACAAATTCTGAACTAATCAAAATAATTAAGAAAAATATAAATACTAATTTAACTAACAAAGAATTAATTGACTTCATAAAAGATTGTCATTGCAACCTTAATACAATACTACTTCATTTAAATATTCTTAAGAATAATACAGACCATAGAGAAAAAACTGAAACTGTAACAGAAGAACTAATGAATAATAATATAAAAACCCACAATTACTTCTCTTTTTATGAATATAATACAATTAGTCTAAATATGTTGACTGACTTAAATAAATATATCTATAACGATAAGAATGGTGAACTATCTACTATTTATGATAATATTTTAAGAGGAGGTGTAGTTGAGTCTTCCATGTTAAATGATTCTATATACTTTGATTTATTAGTCATATATAATATAATATCACCACATAAGGTTATAAAAAAACATAGAAATAACAAAAAATATATATATAAATATAATAATTATCTTAGTAAATCTATGATATGTATTCATCAAAATAATATTCAGCAAGACCTTGAACTCATTTGCGACGATGATACCCTTATTCATTTTTTAGAAGATGATACCATAGTCCTCAATATAACAAGTTTTCCATTAATGAAATCATATATATTCAAACGATTAAATTATTTAGGAACTGTATTAGATATGAAAATTAGCAAGAAAATATTGGAAAAGAGAGTGATATTTTAGTAGTTTGTAATATCATTTACATTTAGCAATACATACTCTTCTTTTCTTTTTCAAAGTTCTTTGGATCATTCTTTTCAATGATCTCATTGAGCTTTGAAATCTCCGATAATATGTTCTCACTCTTACGATTGTAGAAAAAGAACTCTTGGAGCATCGCAGTTGTAATCTGTTTTCCACATATCATATTGTAAAACTTCTGGAACTTGTCCATCTGCTCAGGAAAGAATGATTCATACATATTCTTGATCTGGTATTCATCTATGTAATCAAGTTGTAATTTATAATCTACGCGACACGACCTAATCAATGCTGAATCAAATACCTGAGGATTATTTGCTGTCATGAAGATTAATGAACCTTCGGGGCAAGTGTGTCCGTCTAGAGCATTTAATAGTCCATTCAGTGTTAACATATTATTATCATCTCCCTCTTTCCTTGTGTCAAAGATAGTATCAATATCTTCTAAAACAATGATACTTTTTCGATCATCATCCCTATCTCTGACACCCGATAGTGCGTCTACTAGGGTGTAATCTGTAAGCTCTTTGAACATTGGAACAATATATATATCAGAATCTATTGCTGAAGCAATACTAGTAATTGTTGATGTCTTTCCTGTTCCCGGTGGTCCGTAGATTAAAACCACGCACTTATATGGGATACCGTGTTTCATATAAACTTCTCGTGTATCTTCATTACAAAACTCTTCGACAAACGAAATCATTTTTTCTTTTATATTTTCTTTTAGAAAGAGTGTATCTATTGGTCTTTTTGGAATCTTTGAAATCTGCGCCCAATATTCTTTCTTATAGTAATTAATAGTGACGGTACTATTAGTTGAAGATTCAATTAGTTTCACCTTTTCTTTTGCGTAAATATTAGCTTTCTCCATCATTTTCAGAAGTAGTTCTCTACTCTCACACGTTACCGTGAGTTTTTTCAGGAGAATATCTTCTCCACCACATCCTTCGGGATTTGTGAAAACTGTTTGTATCTTATTATCTCTTATTAAAGTTTCTATACAAATCCAGACTTCATACGAATCATTTTCAAACTCTTCTGAAATCTTGAACATGCTATCCTGTGGGACAATGTTCTTTAGAGTTCTTTTAGACTCATCTCTTCTCCATCTGTAATCATATCTTGGGAAAACTGTTTCACCTTTTACAGTGAAACTATGTATTTCATCTGAATACACATGATAAATATAATCCAATGCTACATTAAATGGACGATCATTCGAATAATAAATAAGGTTAAACATCTCTGTAATAATTAAAGGATTCTATTTTTTAAGTGGTGGAGGAATGAAGATGAGAGATGAGAGGATTATTTGGATGAAGAAGAAAATTTGATGTATGAATGATATGAAATCATAATACTAAGATTTAACAAAAGTAATTCGGGAGACCCAAATATTCACTTTAAGAGTATATGCCATAAAATAGTATAAATATGAATAAATACTATGCTTGTGGTAATTGTGGTTGTGTTTTTGTATCATATAACGAACTTACAGGACATTTCACGGGTGCTGACTGCTCTTCGGTGAAGTGTGAACTCTTAAATGAGGAGGACCGAGAAAAGAAAATTAGAGGAAATGTAGATAGATTATTTTTCAAGGGACTAATAGAAGATAATCCAGAAATATTAAAGAACAAAAAAGAGTTTATTAAGAGACTCAAAGAAAATGATTACAAAGATGATACCATATTTTTAGAAGAACTCTTGAAAGAAGCAACTAGATTACAAATGAATGGTGGAAGGAAAAAGTTCGCCATAACAACTTTACAAAAACTTTTGAATCCTAAAAAAAATGGTAATAAAAAAGCTATCGAAAATGAAGATACAATTATTAATTCTATTAATAATAATGAAAACATTTTACCAGATTATTTCTGGGAAGAAACTAAATTAAATCCCTTGAATAACTACGCGAAAAAACCAACAAAAAATAATGGCGTTAATATTTTACAAACATCAGAATGGGATGAATTAAAAAAGGGAACAAAGGAAACTAGAAGTACACCAAAAACAGATATACAGATATTAGATGATACGAATAAGGTAAATATATCTATTAAATCTGGTAAAGCTAGACTTACATCGGCAGACTGTTACGAAACAAACGCCATATTTAATTCTGTTTACAATAATAAATATCGAGAAAATGAAGATATAAAAAGTATTATAGACGAATTGATAATTCTAATGAAAAACTTAGGGAAAAAAACACCTATTCTTAGTGGAAGGACAGTTACAAGTATAAGAAATGAGATTAAGCAAAATCCCGATATTTCAGATGAAGATATAGAATGGGTTAAAAAATTACATGGTACAGAAGAAAAATGTAATGATTTATGGTTACAACTGAAAACAAACCATAAAGAATATGTTAAAGATATATTGTTTGAATGTGTGTCTGGCAATTATAAGTTCAGTGATAATGATGGACGTGCCGATTGGTTACTTGTTACAGAAAACTCAAGTTCTGTTAAATGTAAAGAAATCTTTAAACTTGATAAAAGATGTACCAAATTAGATTCTTATCTAATGGACGAAACAAAATCACCAAATGCCTTCAAGGTTAAAACAGGTGGAACGGGAAAGGAAATGTGGATTAGATTTTTGTAAATTTGATTTGAATTATATAAATGTTTTTTTTATGTAATAAATGAACTTTTCTTTCAAGAGCAATCATTATCCAATTGAAGTTTATAATATTAATGTTGAAAAGGGTAAATATTCATATCCAAAATGGCAGCGAGAAGATTGTTGGTTACCCGAATACAAAACTGATCTCATAATATCAATTCTTATGGGGATAGATCTTCCAAAAATATATTTGGGAGATGTTATTAATAATCCTGATACATTCATTATCGATGGAGGTCACCGTTCACGCGCAATTAATGAGTTTATTAATAATAAATATCCAATTGAATTAGATGGTGTCTCTGTTTACTATAACAAAGTTTTTGATAAACAAACTAGAAACAAGCGAATATTTACATGTGAAGAAAAAAAGATATTTGACGAATATAACCTGACAATCGTAACATATACTGAAATTACAGAAAAAGATTGTAGATATATTTTCAATAAATTGCAAAATGCTAAACCCATGTCAATATATGATATAATCAATAGTTGGCAATCAGAATTAGTCGATTATATTAGAGAATTGACTGATATAGTTATTAAAGATGAAACTATGATAGATATCTTTAATAAATTGAAAATAATAAAAAAACCTACAAAAACATCTATTATGTGTCAACTCTTATCATGGTTTTCCATTCAATTTCCTATTCTAGAAAAAAATATAGGCAAAGAGAAAGAAATAATATCTCTTATGTATCTTAAAATTGGAAATACTTTAGAAACTCCAATATATAAATATGTTTGTATGTATACTGATGAAATATCTGATCATATAAAAGAAGATTTCCAAGAAACTATAAAATATATATTAGACTATTATCATCATCATGATATATCTAATGCTGACATGAATACATTAATACATTCTAAATTAAACTTTATAAGTTTCAATATTACTGAATATGAAAAATTATTGAAAGCAATAAAAATATACGAAAACCACAAGCGTAAAGCTGATAATTATCAACAAAATAAAGAATATGAAAAACAGAAAGATGAATTATTATTATCTCAAACAATAAATGCAAAATACAATGGTAACATTGAGATATGGTCTAAATCTAAAAAAGTGGGGGGGAATAATTCTAGTGCTATGATAAAACGCATGGATATTGTTAAGGAGTATTGTTTGTAATTTCATAGTGATCAAATGTTGCCTTTATAACTGTGTGAACATTATTAACATTCACTGCATTACCAAATTGTTTATATGAATGCCGATCATTCTCTGCTATTTTGAAATCTTCTGGAAAAGATTGTAATCGCGCACACTCTCGTGGTGTAATATATCTTTTTTCTTTTCCATATATAGGTATCTGTGATATAGCAACTAATGTTGGAAAATGATGTGCTCTTTTTACTCTAATACCTGACTGTCTTATCTGAATAAAGTAGTTCCAAATACTATCATTTTCTTTGATGGGTCCTGCTTGCCATTCCAATTTACCATATATTTCTCTTTTTTGAATAATTTTCTTGTTCTTTTCATACCATTTATCCCATTGAGGTTTATATTTCTCTATAAGAGGTTTATTTTTTGTTATGTAATCTTTTCTCCAACTTGCATAATTATTAAACTCCTCTTCTGTATGATTGTTGTAATGTTCATTTATCATAATTGTAGGGGATATTTTCTCACCTTCAGAGAATATCTTTATCATTTCTTCCCAAGCATTCAAACACTTCAATATATCACCCTCTATCAAATATTTACTGTCTATATCTTCTTTATTATCTAAGAAATCCTCAAACTTAAAATCTTTTATTTTGGGTGGAAGTTCTACATCTTTACCATTATAGATATCTTTCCTCACACATACAAAGTAAACCCTATCTCGTTGCTGTGGTACACCATAGTGATGGGGTGATATCTCAAAAAGTTGAAGGACATAATCATTTTTATCTAACTTTTGTTTGATATATTCAATTACCTTTTTATCACCCACTTTTAGAATATGTTTTACATTCTCGAGAAACATGAACTTGGGTTTTTTAACATTCGCGATACGAATTATTTCATCAAATAATAATCCTCTATCATCTTCAAACATTTTCTTCTTCCCTGCATTCGAAAATGCTTGACAGGGGAAACCACCACATATTATATCTATTCTATCATCAATCTCTTCTGGGTTTATTTTTCTTACATCTGGGTGTGGTTCAACCCCGTAATTAAGTTTGTAATTCTCACGACACGCATTGTCTACATCGCATGCTAATATACATTTACAATCAAGTTTATTCAGTGCTTGATGAAATCCACCTATTCCAGAGAATAGATCAATATAATTCATGCTATTTTCGGTATTATTATCATCTATAATCATTTCCGTATTTTCTTCTTCAACAGTTTCTTCTTTATTCTCATCCGAAACAGTTTCAATTTCTTCAACTGATTCTACTTCTTCAACTGATTCCTCCTCAACAGATTCTACTTCTTCATTATTATTAATATAATCTTCAAATGTTGCTTCTTCCCTCAAAATCTTTACAAGTATTATCAATACCTCTAAATCTATTAGTCCTATTAAGTTCTCAAGTTTTTTCTCTCCTATCTTTATCCCTTTAAAATATTCTTTGTAAAGATATTCTATATCACATTTATGAAAGAGTTTGTCTAAGTTCTCTTTATATTCTTCTTTTTCTAAGATTATAGATATATCATAACTTTTCATGAGTTTTGGTTTTAGATGAGGTCTTACAAAGTTCCAAAATGGACCCCTAGTTTTATCATCAAATGGTTTCCCTGTCCTAGGACAAATATAGGGTTCATACTTTTTATCCTTAATATCTCCTTGTTTAACGACTCTTTTTTTATCACCCTCAATTATTAATCTATAATCATCACGCATGTTTTCATTCATTTATATTATATACAAGATTATAGTTTAAATCAAATTTTCCTTTAAATTGTTGGTAAAAATAAAAAAAACTGTGTAAAAGGAAATATTGATTAACTAAATTATATATTATATTTATGAATAATATTGATGAGATCTTTAATATCCATAATTTTCTAAGATCTTTAGAAACTCATTATTCATTTCAGGAACATCTCTATCATCATTTAGATACATAAGTATCTTTTCCTCTAACATCATTTTAAGATTTTCTTGAACTTCTACCGGTTGTGTTTCAGGTTCCGGTTCAGGCTCCGGTTCAGGCTCCGGTTCAGGCTCCGGTTCAGGCTCCGGTTCAGGCTCCGGTTCAGGTTCCGGTTCAGGCTCCGGTTCAGGCTCCGGTTCAGGCTCCGGTTCAGGCAACTGATGCCACAGCTCCCCAGGATTAGGTTTAGGCTCAGGTTGTGGTTCAGATGAAATACTACGAGGTGAACTTGATGGAGAAGTATATGAATCTTCTGAGTCTGATTCTGAATCAGATTCTGGCACTGGGTGAGGTACTGGGTGAGGCACTGGCTCTGGCACTGGGTGGGGTTCGGGTTCAGGCTCTGCCTCAGGTATATTCTGAAGAATATATTCTTTATAATGTTCAGCGTGTTCAAGAACTATTTGTTCAATAGTCCTTTGAAAGGGTTTCTCAAGTTTCTCAAATTTTATATCTGCTTTTTGCATATTTACACCAATTAAACTGTCTGTTATTTCATCTGATTCATAGGTAAGAACAAACCTTGTATTAGAATATACACCCTTCTCAGTATAACTTTTAGGATTATACTGAGTATTTCTTCTCTGTCTACTTTGTAGAATCGTATTATTGTATTTATTCAAACAGAATCCATTCCTAATTACATATATGTTATTATCTCTACCTTCATTTTCTGTATGTCCATTTGTATACTCATAATCACATGCTGAAGATAGAATGAATGTACCTTTCTTTTCATATCCATTAAGATCTAATTCACTAATTTCTTTGAGTTCGGTGCTATATGATTGTCGAATCTCTGAAATTAATTTAATCACCTTTTTCACACCATCTTCTTCTACCACATATAGTTTGTCTGTTCCTTTCATATAGACATCAATATTTGTAGATCTTTTCTTTTCATCAATAATATCCTCTTTTAGAATAGGTGTATATTTAAGAATACCGTTGTCTGATTCATTGAAACAGATACTCATTCCACAGTGATTTAGTCTTTCATTACAAGCTAGAGAGAGATCTTTCCTTAGTTCATTTTCACAATCCTTTAGTTTCTTTAGTCTTGATTCTGTAAGCTCAATGAAAATATGTGTTCCCGTTTCATCGGTAGGATACTCTTTGTATAGCTCACGAGAATCTATACTTTCTTGACCAGAAAAGATCTCATGAACTTTTACCTGTCCTGCCCAACCATTTTCAATAAGTCCTTTCCCAATCATTGTATAGCATACTGGATTACATTCTTTCGCTTTAGAAATTGTAATACACATACCATTATAGTTATAATCACCATTTAGACAATCACCTATTCCGCTTAGATGAAGTTGTCCTGCTTTTCCTCCAAAATTAAACTTCCCGTGTTTTCTTTTCCCCTTTGTTTTCCCAAGAAGATTAAGACTCAACCCCATTGTTTCCATATCCATTCCAGACCCATCATCTGAAATGAATAGAAAAGATTTACCATTATATTCTATAAGTTTTACCTTCATCATTTTTGAGGAAGCATCATCTGAGTTTTGATATAGCTCAATGAAGTCATCAAGTTCTGTAAATGTATTCTCTTGGAACAGAGCATTAACAATCCCCTTCTCATCGGTTTTTGAAATGTAATCACTCATTTTTATCTCTTTTTTTGTTTAGTGTATTTTCTAATACTTTAAATCAAATTCAAAACAAAAAAACTATACTAAACGAAACTAAAAATTATGAAATAATATTGATGAGATCTTTTGTTTATTAATGAAATGGAGACTTTGACTTGGTTGTCCCCCGGGGAACATATTTCTCCTTGTAACCAGCTACACTTTTCCACCATGACCAGCCTACAGTCAACCGAAGTGGACTCAATTCTAGAACATCTCTATCCTTCACACTATCTGTCGGTTGTGCTGTGTGCGACTGCTTTGCCCAACTCTTTTTCCTTGCACTGGGTAGTTTGATATCTTGAACCCGATAAAGTTCAACATCTGCTGTCCGCCAATCTTCCCCAACGATGAACCCCAACCAATCATCCTTTCCTATCCGATTGTTCACATCTGAGTCCCAGATTGATTTTCCATCTTTCTTCAACTCTTCCTTCATCTCCTTGTAATCCCGGACGGCTTCTTTTGAGGAGATACGGACGATGAAGATATCTTCTCCCTTCTTCGGCACTTCTTCAATCCTAGGAACCCCTAGTTCGTGAAGCCTCTCTTGAGCTTCCATAACGAGTTCCCCCATCTCTTGGAGGAGTTTCAGTCTTCTCTGCGAGAAGGAGGCATCCATTTCTTCCCTGAGAGTTTCTCGCGTGTCTTCCCCTGAACCAATTGATTATCTCTAAGTTTGTTTGATATCCTTAAATATTTAAAGAACATCAAATTTTCTTAAGAACCATCTTATTCGGAGGATTATCTCATGTTTTCCTAAAATGTGTTTCTTTATTAATTTATATTTAAACCAATATTATCATATTAAGATATCATATACTAAATATGAATATTGAAAAATATACTGTACCCAAGTATAGTGATTTATCACCCTTAGATATTGATGATTTTCCTTGGTTATATGAAAGAAAGAATGATCTAAAACGTGAAGATGTAGGAAAATGGATGTTGTTTTATGATAAATCTAAGATTAATGATGCATGGACAAACGCTACAACTCTTTACAGAAATGATGAATTAGATGGTGTAACATCTATGAAATGTTCAACTTCATATAATAATCCTAGAGCAAATGATGATAATAGTGTTATTATCTTGTATTGTAATAACTCACAAGATAAAGAAACAATTATGAATACTGGTAAAAATATACTGAAACTCTTTGAATATGAAGAAAAAGACACCATTTATTACAAAACCGATGAACAAACTAAAGACGGAACTGTTGCGACTGGTTCAAAAAAAAATCATACATACAAAATTATAAATCCTTACTATAAAACTCCTTGTTTATTTAATAGTGATAGCGATAGTGATTAGTGATTAGAGTTTATTCTACTCTCTTCATTATAAGGATATAGTCATTAAATTCTGATTTAAAATCGGGCCACCCTCCTTCTTTAATTTCTAATATTTTAAACTTTTTTCCAGTGGGATCAGTTCTCTTAGGCTCATATTTCCACCATAAATCAATAATTACTCCTTTTTGGAATTGTTCTACTCTATTATCAAGTCTATATTGTTTGTCACCAAATGGATGTTGAATGTTTCTTCCAAGCTCACATTCATTAATTGTGACATATCCTTTATTTCTTTTATACTTTTCACAATATTCATCTGTGAAAAACTTTTTGGGGTTTCTTTTGATAGTATTCATTTTCAGTAAATATTTATATACTATAATGAAATTATTTATAAATCAAATTTGATTTAAATATTATTTATCTATCATTATAGTATAAACAGAATGTATAACGTTGAGAAAATTAATCGCACCCGAAAGGTTCTTAAAGAACTCTTGAATGATGAATGGGATGTTTCTGTTATCAATGATTTGTCATTAAAAGAGCTTGAAATTATGTATGAAAATGCTAATACTAATATTCATGAAAACACGGGGTGTAATATTACTCTGGAGAATAGAAAGATTAAAGAGCACAAACTCCATATCCTTTACTATAATTTCCCTGAATTGAATCGCGGAGGAACTAAAATAAACAAGACATGTTGCGAAAAACTTGTGGCACTTTATAAAGACTCCGCTGAAGATGAAGAAGGTATCTTTGAAAGGGATGACAGTCTCCTTGTAATTATTAATGACCCTGTTTCAGAAACAATTGAGAAGGGAATTGAAGATATGTTCCTTCAGAACATGGATCTTATTCAACGCGAAGGTTTAAGAAAAGAAATTGAAGAAAAAAGACTTACACTCGGTTTGGATAAAAGTTATTTTCGCAATATTCAAATGTTTCATATAGATCGTCTCACCATCAACATGACTAAACACGAACTGGTTCCAAAACATATTAAAATTAATACTGAAAAAGTGAAGAAAGAATTGTTAAATAAACTTGAAATCACGCAAAATAAGATGCCAGTTATTCTTAGAACTGATGCTATTGGTAAATTATTGCGAATAGTCCCTGGAGATATAGTTGAAATACACAGAAAGTCGCAGCAAACAGGTATCACAAAATATTATAGAGTTTGTAAGTAATTATATGATATTAAGATTACAAACCTGTAATATTTGCTAATCCGTTTGAGAAAGAACTGAATCTTTTATCATTTGGTCATATACATTTCTGGGGACTATTTTTACATCAACTCCCTTTTTACATTCGGGAGCTATTTGGTTCACGTAACCAGCCGTTATACATATCAATCCCAAGACAAGTAATACAAAAGATATCTTCATTTATAATATATCTTTTATTTTTTTTGTACTTCTAGACAACTTATATGATTTCACTATCTCTTGTTTTGAAACCATACGATCCATAACTGTATCTACTTTATTTTCATCTTCTTTAAAGAACTCAGCAAGACTCTCCTTAATAATATTTTTACTCAATGGTTTTTTTGTATTTCTTTCATTACATTTCAATTTCCCCCCCTCTGTATTGAGATCACTTATATTATACTGTCTCATAAATAATGTTATTTTAGGTTCGAGTTGTTTGTTCTTTTTAGCTCTTAAATCTTTTATTTTCTTATTCATTTCAGCAATCTCATCATCTATACCTATCCATTGTTTGACATTATCTTTGAAATATTTTAGTTCTGTAGGGGGAATATCGGTAATAATATTCATAATATTGTATATACTATTATTTTCTTTAAATAACTATTTAAAGAAATATATTGGAAAATAAATAAATAATACTATTTATGACATCGGTCAAACAGAGACTTACTAAAAAATGCCATAGTGATCCCAGGGTTACAGTAGATGCCATCCATAATGAACATATAAAGAATCTCTCTGAAGAAAAAATAAATGATTATTATCTAGATAACGGATTATTATTAGATAAATATTATGGTTCCGATAATTTATCATCAAACTTAACCACCGATCAATCTCATGATAAAAATAAAATGTCTAAATGTCATATATTACAGTATTTCCCCACAGATCATAAAATTGTAGAGAATAATTCCATGGATAATGTTCAGCAATATATTGAGAATATCGACGATACTACATTGGATACAAATAAATTAACAGTGCAGATGGATAAATGTCCACTTTGTAATTCTAAAATGAATATAAAATATTCAAAAAGTGATATAATATGTTTTCAATGTGGATATAGTGAAAATATTATTATACATTCTGAAAAATCTTCTTATAAAGAGCCACCGAGAGAAGCCAGTTATTTTGCATATAAAAGAATTAATCACTTCAATGAATGGTTGGCACAATTTCAAGCCAAAGAAACTACTGAGATTTCAGAATGTGTTTATAAATCTATATACGATGAAATAAGAAAAAATAAAACTATTAATATTAGTGAAATATCTTACAAACAAGTAAGAGAAATTCTAAAAAAACTTCAACTTAATAAATATTATGAACATATTCCTCATATTATTAACTCCATGAATGGTAGAAAAGCACCAATTCTTAAAAGATATGAAGAAGAAAAATTAAGAGGTCTTTTCAAAGAAATACAATTACCCTTTACAAATAATTGTCCTCATGATAGAAAGAACTTTTTATCATATTCATATGTTCTTCACAAGTTTTGTCAGCTGCTTGAATATGATGAATTACTAGAGTTCTTCCCCCTATTGAAAAGTAGAGAAAAACTACAGCAACAGGATCTGATATGGAAACTTATTTGTAAAGATTTAGAATGGGAATATATACCAAGTGCTTAAATAATTCAAGCGTTCACATAATTTGGAAAGCATACATCTATTATGACAAATGTTGTTGATGCCATCAACCCCACTTGATACGCATGCTTTTTTAGAACTCCACAACTCGGTATCGTTAATGTGGCCATTGATACTACAAAAAACATTATAAAATATTTTACAAGATTATTTATTTTTATTTGTATCTTAATTCCCTCTTCCTCATTTAACTCTTTCATATTTAATTCACTCATTTATATTACTTGATATAATATTTTCACTGTTTGTTTATACTTAAAGAATAAACAACAAACTCAACTATAATATATATATGGCTGATATGAAAGAAAAGACTCAAACAGAAGATAAGACGGATTATCTTTCTGTAGATGACCCTATTCCTGGGCAGAATTATGTTTGTATGTCTTTTGTTTCTCCAGAAAAGATCATCCAAGATTTCAAGGGTTTTCAAATGTGCAAGTTCTTACAGAGTTATTGTAAGGAGCAAGATCTAAAATATGACGATCTATATTCTAAGTTTGAAGATTATATTTACAAGTATTCTGAAGAGCTTGAAAGAGATTTTGATGAAAAGAATGAATACAAGACATCTATGAGAGGTGTAAAGGTTAGGGGTGTATACTTAACGAAGGACGAAGCGGAAATAAGAGCTAAGAGTCTATCGAGAAAAGATAGCACATTCAATGTATTTGTGGGACAGGTAGGATACTGGCTTCCATGGGACCCATGTGCCGATAATGTGGAAAAAGAGGTATTTCAGAATGATGAACTGAATACATTAATGGAAGGTTATGAAAAGAATAATATAAACCGTGAGATCTTTTATGAAGAAGTCAAACAAGAGAAGGTTAAGGCTGCCAGAGATGAATATATCGCAGCAAAGAAAAAGAGAGAACAGGACAAGAAATTAGAAGAAGAAGAGAAGAAAGCAGAGGAAAAGACGAGAGATATTGAGGGAACAATTGAAGAGGGGACTACAATTGAAGAATTACCTGAAGATCCTGTGCCTGAAGAACCTGTGCCTGAAGAACCTGTGCCTGAAGAAAAGATAGATTATAAATTGAATGATGATATCGGTAATTCTATGGAAAATCTTGATCCCTGGATGGCGAGAAAGTTGGAAACAACTGATGAACCCGTCAAAGAGTCTGATAATGAACCCGTCAAAGAGTCTGATAATGAACCGGCGTTTGACCCCACCTGTCAATAATATAATTTCTCTATTGTATTATAATAGAGTATTCATATAAATGAAAGTTGTTCGTAATTTACTTGTAGTTTTTGGAATTATTATCATTACCTACGGGATTATGATAAATATTAATCGCAATAAATATACAGATATGTGTACAACCGTATATGTTGTTAAAGATGAAGACCAAGATCATATTTTGGATAATGGTGATTTCATGGTTGTTAGAAATAATAATGAGAACATTAATGTTAATGATCTTAAAAATGAATATAATAATTCAACCTTGGGGGGGGATTTCTTTAAGTATATGAATCGTTTACACCCCAGTCTCTCTGAAAATGTACACGATGAATTAAGTGATTCACAGAAACGAATTGTTCGAAGTTATAGAGATCAATTGAAGAATATAACGTCCAAATCAGAAAGACAACACCTATATAATCAGTTCACACATGAATTTATTTCAGCATCCCCCATGTATAATCTAGTCTCCAATAATGGAAATAGTGTCAATCGTATTAGAGAATTAAGAACATAAAAGCTAAACTAAATTTGATACATAATCTATCACACCATACTATAAATAAATACTGATTGAAAGATGCACTTTCATACCTGCTTCAACAATCTGAGCTTTCATGGATTCAAGAGCTCAGTTATCAAGAGTGGGATCTGTAAGTATACTAGGAGGTCTGAACATGATAAACTCGTATGGTGTGTGATGGAAATGGCTCACTTTCAGATATTGGTTAAAGATGATCCAAAGGTGAAGGCGATTATCAGTAATCTTATCAGTAGACTGAAGATTCTTCTTATGGAAGACATTCACGTTCTTGAAGCTGAGAGATGTGCTAGATGTATCAAGATCCTCGATGAGTATGAAGGAAATCGAGATAAAAGACACCATCTTTTAAACTTCTGTGAAGTTCTGAAAGACTCAAAAAAAGGAAGACTAACAAGTTACTACAATAAATGGTATCAGCATCATGAACTTGATGATTACGATGTTAAGGACTTGAAACTGGAACATGTTATCAAGTTCAAGAAGACCGGAGATTCCGATGAGTTCTTGAGACTTGGAGAGAATATGATTCATTATCTGAATACTGATGATGAAAGATTTCTTGGGATTTACACTCATCTTTTGAGAGCGGGTGATCAGGGGAAGAGATATTCAAGGAGAAATGGCTCTCTTCTTTGGTGGGAGATTTTTGAGGATCTTGTGAAAGAAGACGAAACTATGATGACGATTTGGAAGATGGCCTTTCATGAGTTCAAACGACTCAATCTTAAGGAAAGGTTTCATTTTGGGATATGGATAGGTCTTGTTTATTGGAAGAGAAAAGAACTCATCAAAGTTTGTGAAGAACCGAAGATATTTGATGAAATTGATTGTGAAAGATATTATGATACGATGCAGAAGATGATCATTGATGAGTATGTTATCAAAGACTTTCATGTGAATAAGAACCACGGATTGGCGAAGTTTGCCACCGAGGGAGCTTTCGTTCCAGACGAAGATCTTAGTTCATTTGAAACCGGAGAAAAATATAAGGAGTACTATATCACCGACAAGGTGAATACTCCTTTAAAACAGAAAAAGGGAGAGACAAAGAAACAGAAACAGAAAGACAAAAAGAAAGATAAAGTGAAACAGATAGAAGATAAATCTTTGGCGACGATGTTCACTTTCAGAGGAAAGGATTACTATGTTACAAAAGAATCTGACCCCGAGTTCATTTCATGGGAGAACTTCTCAAACATAAAAATACTTGAGGATGGTGTGTGTGGGGGAAAGGTCTGTTGTATTTCGGTTATTTATGAAGGAAAAAGATATATCTTGAAAGAAATGAGAGAGTCCATGAACTATGGAAAAGATTACCTTTTAGCAGATAGATGTAAGAAACTCTTCTCTATGAAAGATATGAATATGAGAAGAATAAAATCTGATAGAGGACAACTGAAGATTGATAAAAGTAAGAAGAGCTATGTGAATAATGTTCAGATTGGAATCAAAGAATGTATATACTGCATGATGGATTACTGGGATAATATTGGTGATCTTGGAAAGAATAAAGGACTCTTGAAGAAGGATAGTGTAAAAAGAAATTGTTTGAAGATTAGACTCTTTGACGGGATCTTTCGAAGTAGTGATAATATTTTAAGGAATATTCTGGTGAATAGTTCGGGTGAACTTCTGAGTATAGATGAAGGCGATCTATTTGGAAAGAGAAAGAATATCTTTAACAAAAATGATTGGTGTAAGGATAATTGTTCTCAAGAACTCTTCGGTGAAGTTCTTGAAGATATCATGAAAAATAAATATATGAAGATTGTTCAGATTACGAAAGAGATGATAAAATTGGATATGTATAATTCAGAGTTTTTTGAACGATTCATGAAGTATGAAAAAATAGTTGTGAGTGAAATTGAATAATGTAATTAAAATATCTTCCCCAATAAAGAAAATCTAGATCTTCTTTTAGTTTTTTTAGTCCTTCTTCTCTTACCCCCCCGAGGTGTCTTATAATTTTTCTTCTTATTTTTTCCAGACCGCTTCTTCCTTCTTCCTTCTGGCTTCTTTTTCTTTTTTGTTCTTTTTGAGCTCGCCCGGGAGGGTGAGGGACTGACTCCCATTTCCGCACCTGTTTCATTATCAGCACTCATTTCCGCATCTGTTTCTTCATCCGCATCTGTTTCATCTTCCACATCCATCCCTGTATCTACATCATATACACCCTGTTTTATATTTTCGAGTGCCGCCATCATCTCATGATTCAAAGCATCTGTATCAACATAATCATTAAAGTTTTCTCTGTAATTTTCCGCCATAGTCTCTGCGCGACAGATTCTTTCTTCTTCATCTTCGGTAACCGCATCAAATACGTCAAAGTATATTGGTAAAAGTAATGCGTTATCATTTAATACTTTCAAAATAGGATACCCCGGACCTCTACTACGAAGTTCTAGCAACTTTGAGTCTCTCGATCCCTTGCGTTTTTCCGATGCGTTCGTCTTCCTCACCCCCCTCCTTTCTTCTGAAGATAAGGTGTTTCGCTGTTTCAATCGATTACTCGTGGGATTCCCCCCTTTCTGTTTTGAATCAATACTTTCACCTACTAAATCTATCCACTCAGATTTCCTCCACTCCTCTATTATATCTTTGAGCATCGTCTGCTTGATATTTTCCCCAACAAACTTCGAATAATGAACTTGTATCTTTTCCTCTACTCTGAAATCCAATATTTTCATAGATAAATCACATAGAGCCGTTCTGAATCGAGGCCATTCATCTTCTGTGACAAATCCTCCTCCTTCACTTGGAGCTTTCTCATATTGTGCTTTAAAAACACCATCAATACCTTTTGACAAAACACCACACATAGCCCATTTCATCGTATTGTCGTGCATAGCATTATATCTCTTCTGAACCCATGCGGGTCCAAGAGGAGTGTCCCGGGGCCGAGCATCGATGTCATCCTTGAATCTATCTCGCCATTTACTAGAATTACTACCTCCCCCGCCCTTTTTCCCATTAATAGGTTCATTTGCCAGGCAGTTAAGAACATATTTTATACCAGCCTCATCACAATAATCTTCTTCATCTAATATGGGGAATCCACGCTCCGTCATCTCCACCCAGTCTGCATCATTTCGCGCCGCATTCCAATCTAAGCCTAAGAAGGCATGATCTTTTTTTATCATATTACAAGCTGGATGGGCCCATCTATACATAACACCTGTTTCTTTTTTACCACCACCGTGATCATATGCTTCACCTACATCCCCCGTCCCATCTCCTATCAAAATATCTCTCCATAATTTATAAGCTTCTCTAGTTATTTTCATACCATTTCCATCGACTGTCCCGTCTGATCCCTTATTCTTTTCAAAGTATGCATCTATAGTTTTTTCATAGTCAGGTCCACTCAAACCACACAGTGCCGCCAAAGATGTGACAGGGACAACATGCTCACATTGAGAACCACTAGCATCTTCACCACTCTCGCTATCAATTATTTCACCACAAATATAACAATACGCATTATTATTGGGTTTTCGTCCACAAGAATCTAAGCACTGTCTTGTTATATTTAAACTCGCCTCAATTAATCCGGCTCTGGCTTCTATCTCAAACTTTTTATTGTTTTTTGCTATATCCTCTTTTATTTTATCATCGTTTTTGGGAACTTCTGTATACATGGCTCCCATTTCCTGCCCAAATTCTTCAAATTTCTTTATATCTAATGCCCACTCATAATAGGGATTGTTCTTCTTCTTATACAAAAAAACGTTTATTATAGTTTGTAATTTTCCATAATCTTCTTGTAGTTTCTTATTCCTTTTATCATCTAATAATAAAGTTTTGGTCTCCGGCATTCCCGAATCTTCATATTCTTTCATTAATTTTTTCGAATAAAAGTCTTTAGCATCCCCCTTTTTTTTTTTGAACATCTTAGTGTATTTGTATATAGCACTGTCCCTGTGTGGTGGGTCGATTTTCCCTCCTATAAACTCCTCCTGAGTCTTTTTCCAAAGGGCTATCACATCTTTTTCACTATAACCAAATCTATCTTCAAGAAGTTTCTTTACCATCTTTTGCTGTATTTCACTCCCTATATTAAATACCGAGGGTCCTAATTGTTGAAGTGTAGACATATAATATATAATATATAATATATAATAATGAATACTTTGACAGTTAAAAATACAATTTATTTCTCTATTATTGTTCAAATTATAAGCACCGTGATAACATGGGAAGGAATATTTGCAGATCTAAAGGGTTCAGAGCAAGTCCTGAAAGAGATTTTAGCAATAGAGAATATAGTTCAGATTATAGAGTTCACATTTTATCTTTACATCGCATCGTATAATACCGATGTTGCAAAAATGGGTTCTCTAAGATATGTGGATTGGTTTATTACTACACCAACGATGTTGTTCACAACAATAGTCTATATGGAGTATAATAATACCAAGGGTAGAGGGGAAATTCTAGATGTCAAGAAGTTTATAAGTCTTAACAGAATGAAGATATACAAGATATTTGTAAATAATTTCTTTATGTTATTATGTGGATTGCTCGTTGAAAGAAATATTATCAATAGATATTTAGGTATATCAATCGGTTTCTATTTCTTCTATCAAACATTCTTGATTATTCAGAGTTATGTTAAAAAAAATAGTATCAACGATAAACTATACAAGTTTTTGGTGATTGTATGGGGTTTGTATGGGTTTGCCGCATTACTCTCAAATAAAAATAAAAACGTATCTTACAATTTATTGGATCTAGTGGCTAAGAATTTTTATGGTCTTTATATTTATTTTATCATTAAGAGTCTCTCTTAGAACGCTCCAGAGTATTCACTCTTTCTTGGAGAAGGTCTATCTTATATTCCAAATCAGAAACTCTGGATTGATAATCATTCATATCCAGGAGAGTTTGAAACCATGAAACAAGTGATGGGATTGAAGAGCAAATAGTTGTGATTACTACACCAAACACCAGAGTATCTACAAAACGTGTCATACCCTCTTTAACTTCAGAAGGAGTTATGAAAATCACAAAGAAGATGGACCAATAAGCGAAGTCTTTTACTGTGATGAACATCTTTGTATTTATTTTAATATTTGTTTAACAAATATCTTATATCAAATTTTTTATATCAATCATATGGTTCCGTGTTTTTGCTTGATATACTTTATCACCCCTATATCACTCGTTCTCTTATTCAATGCCTTGAATGTTTTGTTGTAGTCTTGAAAGACCTCCTTAATATTGTGTTCTCTGGTTGTCTCAGTGAACAATCTTATTGTTTCATCCAAATCATTGTATAGATCGAAGTATTCAATGTTTAGATTCTTGTGAGTCTCCATTTTTTCAGAGAAATTAAAGATAACATTTATACCGGATACCAATGTTGTGATAAAAGTTAATTTTCTGTCTATATCTAAATCTTCAGGAGTCATGTCTTCATTATCATGAGAAGATATAAAATATGTTGTTAGAGTTGACAAACCCAAAGTTGATAACTTTATTATTTTATCATACATAAAATGAATAGATTTACAATCAGAGTGAGCTTTCTTGTAACGCACACATTTATCTCTTAAATCTTCTAAATCTTTAAGATAGTGTATCTTTTGAGGAGGTACATTTGTAGTCAATGTTCCACCAGGTTCTTCATTATCCCCCAATATATGTATGTGTTCGTCTGTATTGCAAGTATCAATTATTTCTTCTTCAGCGCGTGGCCTCATTATATATATTATTATTTATAAAAAAAATTATTTATATATTTTTTTATAAGTTTTATAAGTTTTATTTTGTAAGTATGTAATGTATAGTTATTTGGCTTTCTACAGAAGGATTTCAATCATCTTGTCAACGATGTGATTTCTTCCCTTTGTCCCGAGTTCTTCAGAGTTCCTGTGAAGAAGCCATTCATACATCAGGATCTTAGAAACCTTCTCAGGGGCGTTCATGTTCCACATCATATCTCCAAACCCGTCGTAACCGTAGTAATCTTGAAACTCACTAAGGGTGTAGAACTCGTGGTCAAATGGATCAATACGCCTTTCTTGATAAATCTCATCGGCATAGTCGTCGTAGTCATCATCGTCATCATCATCCTCATCGTCTTCATCTTCTTCATCATTCATATTTTGAAGGAGTTCTTGTTCCAGTCTTTCTTCCAGCTCCTTGTAGTTTTCTTTGAGAAGAATATTCTCGTTGTTGAGACATTCGTTGATCCGAACTGTTTCTTTCAGTGCGAACTCTACATCTGTGAGAGACTTATCTGAGATATTTGAAACTGAGTTGTTGTCAGAGTTTTCAGAGTTGTCTCCCACACAAGTCCATTCATCATTTCCGGTGGGTTGTAGAGAGCAGGGGAGTTGTTCGAGCGAGTAAGCCTCATTAAAGAGATTCTCTGTGTATGCTATGTTAGGCATTTTGCCCCCCAAGTGATAGATACCTCCCTCCTGTTCGTGAGACATCTTTCTCCAGGTCAGGGTGAGATCTGGCGTGCTGTCGGTGTCATAGAATACGACATCAATGAGTTCAATGGGATCATCTGGTAGACCTGTCGGTTCAAAATCACGGATGATAAAGTTCCACTTAGTATTTGGTTCATTCATTGACGTATAATACCTTGCCTGAGAGAGAAGGACGGACCCGTAGTTGTCTTGGTCCACAGAAAAGTCGGTCGGAACCCATTGGAAAACCCCATCCTTGCGAGAGAACTTTACCCAACACATCCCTCCGTCCCATGCCTTCGTGAGCTTGAGGATGTGGACTTCCATCGCCTCAGATGGCAGTCTCTTATCCCACTGCTCTCGGCCTTTATCATCAATCCCCTCCACGAAGTAGACGCGAGAGTTCATTCTCTCTTCTTAGACGGTTGAGCTTTCTCTAAGATGTAAGAGTGTTCTTTGTTCTGTGTTCTTTGTCTGTGTTCTTTGTTCTTTGTTTGTTTGTTTGTTATTACAACTTGACCATCCCACATCAAATTTAATACAACTGAAAGATATATATATAATATGAAAGGGTTATCTCAAAATAGCTAATAGATATTTATCATGTAAATAACATACACAAATATCATGATTACCAATAACCAACCGAAGAATAAACATATACTCTTACACATTTTATCCAACTCTTCATTATTTTTCCTGAGAGCTTCTTTCATGATAGCTTCTCTTCTAATGGCTTCTTCATTCTCGTAAATAGATTTCCCGTTGTCTGACAACATATTCTTTATTATCAATTAAATTAATAATTCTCATCAAATTTACATATCTCCATAAGATTCATTACACGATACTATGTGTTTGTTGTAATCATAATTTGACATATATCTCCGTCTACACCTAGGACAATATACATCCTGTATTAAGTACGCATTTAAAGATTCACTATTTTCCTTAAAAAAATACGATATACAGTTCCCCATTGTTGCTATGATATATTATACTATGATATTTTTTCAAATTACTACTCTAATTTCTTTGAACCGAGAATATAATCAGCAAAACTCTTGAATATCATTCCGCCTATCATTATATATGCATCTTTCTGATACTTGTAAATGGTGTAAGTTATATCCACACAGGTATTACACACTAAATCTAATCTGAATATATTACTGAATGTGAACTCATAGCATCCCATCAATATACATGAATACATCGTAATCATATTCAAGAGAATGATGAAACTAATCATGGAAAATATCTTCATGTTTGAAGAACAGAACTCTCCAACGTCCATTATCTATCGCAGATTATCAAATATATATGGGTTTATTCTTTTAAATGCGTAAATTTGATATTCATATGAGTAAGATATACTCATAAATAAGTCATAAGAATTACTTACAAATGAATCCATTTGAAACGTTGGAGATGTATCAGTATGTTATTATCTATTTTGTCGTTGTGATTATATGTATTGGGATCGGATTCTGCATGGGGGAGATAAAATATAAAAAAAATAAAAATAAAAATACAATTATTGTAAATAGAGTGAGTGTAAGACCGAAAGAAGGTTTTAATAGTATCCCTGAAGCCTGGGCAAATCTTTGAAATAGTTATTTATACTTACGGTTACTTACTGTTACTTACGGTTACTTACGGTTCGCTGCCATCGGAGTAATCTTGGGGAATGGAGAAATATAAGACTATGAAAAGTGTAATACATAGCACAGAACTAATACATGCCCCACAGACAGCCCCATATAGATAGTTGTATGAATAGTCATCTTTTTTTGAGTAAGTTGTCGGGTATATCCTTCCCCCGTGCATTCTTATTCCGAACACCTTGTATGATATATATTTCAGAACTGCGTATATCAAATTTGATTCTTAATCATATCTTTATGACAATAAAATCAACTATGAACAATATGTCCTGCGATAACAGCTGTCCCGTATGCCTCGAACAACTGGACACCAGTGTGACGACCGGATGTAATCATGTGTTTTGTGAAAAGTGTATAGATGAATGGTTTGACCGAGGAGAAACAAGTTGTCCTCTATGTAGAACGAGTATAAAACACATTTTCTCCAAGGGTGAAAAGATACGAGTGGTTGTTAATTCTCCTAGGATAGAGAACCACGTGGAGAGCGTTACGAACTCGCGAAGATATAACTTACTCAGAAGATGGGTCCTCATCCAATGGTTCGCGATACTTACTCTTGCGCTTGTTCTCTTGATGATGCTCTCCATAAACAAAGATTTAGATACAACCAATGAAGAGATTGTGGGTGATCTTTATTCTCAAAATGAAGAGCTAAGTGAGTGTAGAGAAAAAACTTCCAATCTTATCATATCATCTATTCTGACTTCCAGGGATTATGTCCCAGGAGGATTTCATTTTACACAGTGTAATGTACCCAAATATTTTCTTGATCGGTGTTTATAAGACAATCACATAAAACATAATCTTTATAATTAGAATCTGACGGGATTTTTTTTGTTTTTGTTATCATATTATATATTATCTCTTGTTCTGAAGTATTCTTGTATATATACTCTCTTACACCCTCTTTATACGCGTCCAGAGAATACCACAGGAAAATGTTCATCGTATAGTGTTTCTGATATATTTTATTTGGTTATGTATCAAATTTGATGAAAACACCTTCAATAAATATTAATAAAGTATTAATATCAATGGCCGCTGAGTCAGCACGTATAGAAGTTATAGAACGGTTCAACGATATAGCCACGAAAGAACATATAGAGATAGTATTCAATGATGTTATTCATGAAGAACTCATCAATGGAAATCTACTCAAGGATTTTATAGATATGAGTTCTGTATTTGAAAACGTTTGCTCTATTATTCATATGAGAATAAATTATGAGAAACAATTGGCCGAGAGAAGATTACTTACAGCTAAAGTATTCGCACATTGGATCGAAAACCATGATATCATGGGAATTTCATTAAATAAAAATCTTCATTAATATAATGAAAAAAAAAGAACTATTAAATAAATATAATAAGTTTGAAGACCCAAACTACAATCTTTTCAAAGATAAAGACTTAAACTAAGTCTTGTTCAATTAAATTAATTTCTAAGTAAGTATAAATGCGTTCAAAGAGAAAATATCGGGGGGAACGAAGTAAGGTTTCTAGGAAAAGGACCTATAGGAAAAGGACTTATAGGAAAAGGACTTGTAGGAAAAGGACTTATAAGAAAAGGACTTATAAGAAATCGCGAGTAAATAAGAGGATATTACAGAGAGGTGGTTCTCCAAAGCGGAGGAATCCGGGGCGGCTGTCGACCCTGGTGCGGGTGGAGGGCGTGTCGGAGTGGACACAGTGCTTGATCACCCACGATCTCAGCAGCGGCATTACTGAGATCTCCCGGAAAAACCCCACTAAAGAACGGGGCACGGAGGCCGTCGCCACCTTCGACTTCTTGCTCCCGGGCTCCAGTTTTGCGTTGGATACTAACAATCCGAAAAGGCTGACCCTTGACAACTCCCTCTTCCGCAACAGTATTCTATTTGACGATGAGGTAACCTGTGTCAGATTCCTTGACGCGTTCAGGTCCCGGAAAGCCCGGGGGCAAGAAGCCCGGAGGAGGAGGGAAGAAGCCCAGAGGGGGAGGGAAGAAGCCCCAGTATCTTTCAAGATTGAAAAGTTGCTCGGGAAAGGAGCGGGGGGGAAAGTGTTTAAGGTAATACGGGTGAACACGGGGGGTAATTGCGATGGATGCAATTATGCGATGAAATCAATTAGTAAAACTCCTGGAATGCCGGCAGAACTTGCCGTTATCGAACGTATACTTCTTGAAGAGATCACCAGAAAAAGGGTTCCATTCGTTGTTAGGATGCACTTTGCTTATCAGGATGGATCCAATTTTTACATCGGGCTCGACTATCTTACAAAGGGTGATTTGGGGCGCCAAATTGACCTGGCAGATGACGGCCGGACTGCTCTCCCACCGGCACAAATTAAAAAATATGCGGCACAGATTGTTCTTGCCATCGAGGGATTACACAAAATTGGTATAGTCCACCGAGATATGAAATCCGAAAATATTGGTATTGATGCTAGGGATAACGCTATTTTACTCGACTTTGGCCATTCCACACGTGGTTCTGCGGTAACCAGTGGGCTGAAGACGCGATGCTGCACCCAGTACGCCATGGCGCCGGAGGTACTTACACAAAGTACCTACGGTCAGGCGGTTGACTGGTGGGGTTTGGGATACATAATATACGAGATGCACTACAAAGAAGGGCCTTTCCTTGGACCGAGTGAACCAGACTATATAGAACAAATCACCCATGAACCCCCCAGTAGATCTATTGTGGATCCTTTTTTCGGAGGCCTCCTAATCCAGCTATTGAAGAAAAACCCAGAGGAGCGCTTAACAAACCCAGAAGTAATTAAGAAGACCGACTTCTTCAGCGAAATAGGCTGGTCAAAACTACTCGTGGAAGGAACGAAAGTTCACCACCCCCCTGTAGGTGTTATATATGATGAAGATATTTTCTTAAAACCAAGATATGTAAACAATAAAAAGCCCCCCGTTGGTGAAACGATCACCATAAAATATCAATCAGATGACAGGGCGGATGATTTCCCTGATTTTAATTTCACTGGTTATGATGATTTATAAACCGAGCGATAATTTAATTCTACAATAATTATATGTTAATGAAAAGAAAGCAATGAACTATTAAATATTTTAAACTCGAGAATGACATATAAAGACCTCTCAATAACACCCATTTAAAGAAATTATTCAATAAATTACAGAAATATCCCAATATTAGTTCATTATAGTGGTCATTAAAAACTTTATCGAAAACCATGATATCATGGGATTTTCATTAAATAAAAATCTTCAATAATATAATGAATAATTGTGCTTCGACCATTTTTGCATGTGCCCCCATGATTATATCCGTTTCATATCTCATCAAGAAAACATATGATGAGAATATGAAAAAAAAAGAACTATTGAATAAATATAACAAGTTCGAAGACCCAAACTACAATCTTTTTAAAGATAAAGACTTCTTACAACCTCCCCTCAGTATTCAAGACTAAAGGTCCATAAATAATCTTATTATTTTTATGAATAATCTTCTGACTCTCTTTGAAACTAATAAATCTCAAAGATTCTTTTGTATTCTTTTTTACATCGTTGTTAATATCATATTCACGCTGTCTACATTTGAATGAGTTTCTTTGACCAATAATCATGATAACATTGTTATTTTTATTTCTGATATAAGAGGCAATCATTATTTATATGTTCATATAGATGAATCTTTAAATAAAATATAAAATATTATAATGATAAAAGATTTGTCCTTTCTTCATATTTTGACAGCCGTATTTGTTATAGAGCTTATAATGTTGTTCATGTTCAAGTTCACCAATAGAACAAGTGTTGTAATAAATAATTGGTACAATAATCTGGGATGGACTTCGGTGATATTGGACGTTCTATCGATCCTCATCGGTTTCTATATTGCGTTATTTATTTATGACTATCTTTTAAGCGAAAACTATATAAATGAAAAAAATGAGTTTTCTAAGTTTCTTATGATAGTTATTTGTGTTCAGATTATTCACGATATTTCTTTTTATTTATTTGTGATAAAACCCACAGCCCTCGGAAAAAATAAAGTTATAGATGAGTTCAAAGATTACGCAAAATATTACAGGGGGCAAGCAATCGTCGCCGATACAATGATTTATTTGTTCACAACATCTATCCTATATTATGCAATAAAAACATACTCAGATAAAACAAATGTTTTCATATCTCTGGTCTGTTTATATCTTATCGGATATTTATTGCATCAGAAATCTAGGTATAAATAGATCTTACCGAAATATAGTATCTCATAAAAAAAACTAATCTATTTTTTTTGTCTTTTTGTTTTTTATTTTTCGTGGAGGCGTTAGTAGATATCGGTGACACCCACCGAATGTTCAATTCTCCAGGGATACTTACCGTTCGTGAATGAAATCCAGGACTTGAACTTCTGACCAACACCCACGGGCTCTTCCGAGTTCATCTCCTTCAGATTGCCCAGATGCCTGAGTGAAGACTTGGGGACGAACACGGTTCCATACTCACACTTGGCGATACCGTGCCCGTCCCCCACTGATAGGAGTTCAAGATCACATTCCATGGACTCGATCGTATCACTGAGCCAAGAGAAGATCTGACCACCCATATATATAATCTCACCGAAGAAGGGGTCCAGGTCTTCGTGTTCGGAATAGAGTCCTGGGGGCGGACCGAGGCCCCGGGGGTCGCTTCCTTCCGCGGACCATCCACCCTGAAACATATCGTTCAGATGGTCCCTCTGTTCCAGCATCTCTGGCGTGAACTTCTGAGCGTTCCCCATTACGTTGCGAATAACGGGGGCGAAACCGATGCTCTGGTCCCACTCTGTGAAGTAGGAGTGCTCGTGGATGTCCATAGAGAAAGCATCGAGGAGATCGTGGAATTCTTCCAAATCGCTGAGTTCCGACATCACCGGGGAGATACGGGCGTCGTTCTCTTGGAGAATCCCCGTCCAGAGTTCCTGGACCATCTCTTCGGTCCAGGGGCAAGTCTCGGGGGGGATGTAGAATCGCACGAGCGGTCCAGTGGGTCCCGGTCCATCGTTGTCTCTGCTCTCGCGATAGGTCGCCTCCTCGGGTTGCCAGAGGACAAGCTCACCATCCCAGATAGGGAAGGTTGTCTCCTTCTGCTGAGAGATCATGGCCATGCTTGGAGAGAGAGTTCTTGAGAGCTCTGAAAGTTCTGAGAGTTGTTGAGAGTTCTGAGAGTTGTTGAGAGTTCTGAGAGTTGAGTGTTCTTAAGAGGTGTTTGTTGTGTTCTCTAACTACTTAGAGAACATCAAATTTAGTGTATGATATGTGATGTTATCGGGTCCCCATCCTTTATCTTCTCTTATAATATAGGATAGAGGTGATACACTGTCGCGCGATTATATATTTGGTGGTGTTCTTCAGAAAATTTGATGTTCTTTAAGTAATTAGAGAGCACAACAAACAATCTACAGAGCACAACAAACAATCTACAGAGCACAACAAACAACTCCCAAACAACTCCCAAACAACAGAGTTACAGACTACTTCACTACTTGAGATGTCGGCAGTCATGAAGCTCACCCGCTCCCCCTCCTGTCCTTCCAAGTTGATGACGACACTTGTCACCAAGAAGCGTTGTGGGAATTGCGGGGCATTCGGTCACAACCGTAGGACTTGCGGTGTCCCTGCGGTCTATGCGGCGATATGCCACCCTGTCGCGGTGCCGAAACCCGCCCACAAGACCACCCAGAAGAAGTGTGGGCACTGTGGGATGCTTGGTCACAATCGCCGGACGTGTCCCACACTGGTGGAGAAAACGATGACTCCCACCAAAACCTACACTACGACACAGCTCTTCGCGCGTCTCCCGAACTACATCCCACACTTGGAGAGGACTACTCCCCCCCCTTTGGAGGGATTGAAGGGTAGCAAGGGTCTCTTCCGCGAAACCAAGATGTCACCTTCCCTTTCTTCGGTGGAAATGCGAGTCGCCCAGAACCTTGCTTCGCTACTCTAGAGTCCCCCTCCCACAAAAAAACAAAAGACAAAAAACACACACGATATATTTAGGTTCAACCCCTGGATATATTTTTTATTACCGATAAATCCACTATATGATATAATATCAATGACAACATTGTGATAAGCGACGGAGGGTGTCATACATCCTATAAGAGAGATATTTATAAGATCACCCATTAGACCTATCTTAAGTAAATTTGATGTTCTTTAAGTGTTAAGGGAAAGTAACAAACCGCTTTGAGAGTCTCACACATTTTCAGAGCACCCACATACAGAGGAACACATACTTGTAGTCTTTTCTCACTTCTTTCACTTTCCCAGAGAGATATGGCTCCCACCAAGAAGATCACAGTGCAGGAGGCACGTGAGTGGGTTGAGAACGCACTCCGCAATTTTGATCGCGATGACCTCACCAAATTGGACGATGCTCTGAATGGTGAAGGGATTCAGGAGTTCATTGACTCATTCCGCCCCGTGGCATCCAAGACCCCCAAGAAGAAGAAGTCTCCTTCTCCCAAGAAGGATGTGATTCACGATGCACCATTTGACGAGTCGCGTTGTGTCGCTAGGGCGGGCAAGAAGGACGTCAATGGTTGGCGGATAAACTGTCAGTGTACAAACGCACCCAAGGAAGGTGGTTTGTGTCCCCTTCACATCACGAAGAAGAACTCCAAGAAGGGTCTGGAGCTGGGTATTTATACAGATGAGAGACCCTCTGTATGGGGCGATGGTTCCAACATCATTTGGGTCGACTCACCCGATGAGATCAAGGTGACTCTGAAGAAGAAGGAAAAACGCAAGGTGACATGTGGTATCTGTGGGGTTGTGGGACACACCAAGACCACGTGTCCACAAAAAAACTCTCAACTGTGCAAGAAGGTTGAGGAGAAGGTTGAGGAGAAGACCGAGGAGAAGGCTCAGGAGAAGACCGAAGAGAAGGTTGAGGAGAAGACCGAAGAGAAGGTTGAGGAGAAGACCGAGGAGAAGGTTGATGAGAAGACCGAAGAGAAGGCTCAGGAGAAGGTTGAGGAGAAGACCGAGGAGAAGACCGAGGAGAAGGTTGAGGAGAAGGTTGAGGAGAAGACCGAGGAGAAGACCGAGGAGAAGACCGAGGAGAAGGTTGAGGAGAAGACCGAGGAGAAGGTTGAGGAGAAGACCGAGGAGAAGACCGAGGAGAAGACCGAGGAGAAGGTTGATGAGAAGACCGAAGAGAAGGCTCAGGAGAAGGTTGAGGAGAAGACCGAGGAGAAGACCGAGGAG